GCAAACTTTTAAAACTCGCTCGTATGGTTATGAACTTAGCTGAAGTTGAAACTGACAAAGCTAAGCTTATCATTGAAGGCGAAGCAGAAGTTGGTAAAGAGGTTTTTGTTGAAGACGAAAATGGTGAGCTCGTTGCTCCAGAAGATGGTGAATACGTTGCTTCTGATAGTATTTTAGTAATTGCTGATGGCAAGATTGCTGAAGTACGTGAAAAAGAAACAGAAGAAGCTCCAGCAGAGGAACAACCTGAAGAACCAGTTGAAGAAGAACAAGAGGAACAAGAACCTGAACAACCAGCAGAGGAAGAAGCTCCAGCTGAAGATGAAAAAGGTGCTGAAATTGCTAAGCTTCAAGCACAAATTGAAGAACTTAACAATATTATAGCTGAAAAAGACGAAGAAATCGGCAAATTGAAAGCTGAATTAGAAAAATCTGATGCAGAACCTGCTGAGGAACAATTAAAATCACAAAAAACTGAAAGCAAATCTTGGTTCAAGCCGAGATTCTAATAAAAATTTATAAAAATTTATATATATAAAATTATGGCATTCGTAGTAAACTCATTACCAGATTACGTAGAACAACGTAAAGGTGAATTATTGCAAAAAGCAGTTCTCGGCTTTGAAACCCGTCAATATGTAAACATTATGACTGGCGTAAAGTATAAAGAAGCTTTAAACATTTTAGCAACTGACCCAGTACTTCAAGCACGTACTTGTGGTTTCGATGCATCTGGCAACGTTAATTTTTCACAACGTGTTATGACAGTTGCTCCTTACAAAGTAAATATGACTTTATGTGAGGAAGATTTAAGAAAGAAATGGATGAACGACCAAACAATCGTTAAAGCTGGTGGTGAAGTTCTTCCTTTTGAAGAAAAAATCACTGACAACATTGTTAAGAAAGTTAACAACCAATTAGAGAACCTTATTTGGAATGCAACCGATGCTTCTAATGGTTTCAATGGTCTTTTAACTATTGCAAATGCAGAAGCTGATGTTATTGATGCTTCGAAAGGTGCTTCTGATTATGAAACAGCATTAAATGTTTACAAAGCAATCCCTGCTGAAATCTTAGACAAAGCTGAAATTTTCGTAGGTGAAGATGCATTCCGTTCAATCGTTCTTGAAATCACTGCTAAGAACTTATATCATTATGATCCAAAAGTTGACAGTGCAAAAACTATCATCCTTCCTGGAACTAATACTAAGTTACACGGTGTAGCAGGTTTGATTGGTAAAGGTTAGATGTTAGCTGCTGATCCAGAGAATTTATTCTATGGTGTTGATATGGCTGATGATGCTGAAACATTCGACCTTTGGTATTCTAAAGACAATCAAGAGTTCCGTTTGGCTATCAAGTTCAACGCTGGTGCACAAGTTGCATTCCCTGACCAAGTAGTTGTTTCTGAGAAGTAATCAAAATTTTAACAACAAAATGAGGGTTGGTAATACGGCCAACCCTCACAATTAAAACTTACAAAAATTAAAAAGAATTTATATTATGAATTGTACAAGTTATACTTTATCAGGTTTAAATGCTGGGTGCAAAGATTCTGTAGGTGGTGTTGCTAAAGTTTGGTTAGCTGATGCTACAAATATTAAATGGACTATAAGCAATGATGGTACTATTGCACCTACTGGTGGGATAGGTGAAGATTGGAAAGTTTTTAATCTTCGTAAAGGTGCTGGCTCAATGACTTCAACTTTAACAGTAAACGATAATGCAGGTTCTTATTTCACAACTGAAGTTGCAATGAACTTCTTAAAAATGGAAAATAAAAAACGCATTGAAGTAATGGCAATGCTTATGGGACAATGCACTGGTGTAGTAAAAGACCGTAATGGAAAATATTGGGCAATTGGTGTAGAAAACCCACTTGAAGGATCTGCTGGAACTGGTGAGACTGGAACTGCTGCAGCTGATGCAAACCAATACACTGTCACAATCTCTGTAGATGAATCTGAATTACCAAGAGAAATCACTGATGCATCCGTAATTGCAGATTTGGAAGCTATTACAGTTGTTTAATATTTAATGGCTAAAGAAAAAGAAAAGACTGGGAATTTTTCTCAGTCTTTTTTTATGCGAATAAATATCTTGATGGAAATATATTTTTCATTTGAACAAAAATAGTCAAAATATTATGAAAAAAGACGAAAAAACTCAAAAAACGACACAATTTTTATCATTTTCTATGGAAAATGTGGAAATACCTCAGTTGATAGAACGTTCTTATTCGGGTAAAGATTGGTTCTATTGGGGTAAAGATAACAAACTCCCATATTATCTTTATGGTTTGTATGAAAAATCATCTTTGATGCAGTCTATTATAAACACTACATTAAACTTTGTGGTTGGTAATAGCATTGAATCTAAATATAAGCCTAATGAAGATGAAACTTGGGAAGATTTAATTAAAAATCTTGGTTTGGATTATATGCTTTATGGTGGTTTTGCTATTCAAGTAATGTACAATAAAATGGGTCAAATTCACTCATTAAATTGGCTTGATATGAGAAAATGCCGTACAGATGAAGAACATACTAAAGTTTATTATTCAAAAGAGTTCGCAACCAAATCAAGTCCTAAATATTTAACATTTAAAGTTTGGAAACGTGGTGAAGAATATAGAAATGAATCTGCTGTTTTCTTCTACACTGGAAGCAAAAGAACCGTTTATCCATTACCACGTTATTCTGGTTCCATTGCAGCAATTGAAACATCTATCAGAATTGACAACTTCCATTTAAATGCAATCAGAAATAACTTTAGTAATAATACTATTGTTTCTTGGCATCAAGGTGTACCTGACGAAGATACTAAAAAACGATTAGAAAAACAATTTAATGAAAAATTTGCTGGTGATGAAAATGCAGGTAAAGTAATATTTACTTTTGATGATGGAAAAGCAGATGGAGTTGAAATAACAAATCTTGCAGATGATTAGTTTGATAAGAAATATGAAGCATTGAAATCACAAACTATTACTTCTATTTTTACTGGTTTTTCTGCACCATCACAATTATTTGGTTATGCAATCACTGGAAATGTTTTTTCAAAGCAAGAATATCAAGAAGCATTCGACCTTTATTCAAGACTTCAAATTACACCGATATAGAATTTATTTAAACGTGTATTTGAGCTCATCTACGGTCTCGAAAATGTAATAGAATTTATTCCATTTGAGCTAAGTACCGAAGATAATGATGAGAATGTTGACGAAACTACAAAAATTAATCCTAATGACAACAATGAATAATACACTTTTAATATCAGAAAAGACTGTAAAAGAAAACAGTTTGGTAAGTAATAATGTAGATTCAAAATACATCCAAAACTCTATTCGTTCTGCTTAGGATATTTCATTACAACCTATAATTGGACAAAAGTTATTTGAACGATTGTGTGAAGGTGTTGCTGATGATAATTTAACAGAATTAGAGACAGAGCTCATTAAAACATATATTCAACCAGTTTTATTGAATGCAGTGATGTCAGACTTAATTTTATAGCTAAGCTTTAAATTTAGAAATCTTGGTGCTGTACAAACGGTTGATACCAATGTAATAATTCCTAGTTTAACTGATTTGGAATATATTAGAAATGACTATAGTATGAAATGCACATTTTACCAAAATCGTTTAAGTGATTTTCTAGAAAAGAATTGCACTAAGTTTGCGCAATATCCGGGATGTGATTGTCACTCACTTAAAGCTAATAAATATGCATTTAAAAACCCATTTGTGCTTTAAAAATAATTATATTTAAACTATGAATTTTATACAAATATTGAAAAAATTAGAAGCATATTCATTATCACTTCCATATGTAAACGAAGTGAACTTAGGTGATATTTATGAGTTTTTAAATGGAAAACCTAATGTGAAATATGCATCAGTTAACATTGATATAAATAATTCTGTCAGAAATGATGGTTTAATTAGTTATTCTGTCTATTTGTATTATGTTGACAGATTAACCGAAGATAAAACAAACTGGATGGAAGTAAAAACCACAGCAGAATAGGTTTTAAACAGCATTATAAATTACGCGGCAAAAATAGGAGACGTGAATGATGGTTGGACGATAAACTATTTTGAGCAACAATTTGCTGACTATTGTGCTGGTGGTTATGTTCAGTTTAATTTAGAAGTTCCTAATGTAATGGGTGACTGTTTAATAGACGAATACAAAGACGATGATGAAAAACTAATTGAACGATTAGAAGAAGCTATTCGTCAATATGAAGAAGATAATGCAGAATTGGCTTTGTTATTAAAAGAGATTCTGCACAAACTGACTGGAGAAATAATTTAATTTTATTATTTTTCATTTGAACAAAAATGTACAAAAAATTATTCGAATAATATGGCAAATTACGATTCAAATTATGCGATTGCACAAGAGATTAGTGCAAGAATTGGTAACAGCCCAATTCCATTTGACAGCGTTTATTCAATCTGTTTGGAGATTTATAATGAGCTTGGTGGTGAACCTGCTCAATTTGATTCTGTCTATGAGATCCTTTTGGGTATTTTACCATTAGTTGAAGGTGGAATAGCAACGAAAGTTATTGACGACACGTCTATTCGCTTAGACAAGACTTGGAGCTCAAGTAAAATAAATTCAGAAATTGAAGCACATAGTGGTGCAACATACACAGCTGGTCAAAATATTTCAATAGATGCAAGTAATGCAATTTCTGCTGATGGATATGTTTATGATTCAAGTAATTATTCATTTGCAACAATATACCGTGATAGTGAAGATCCTACTATAATAAACAGCGCATCAGGTGAAGGTGCTTTTGCTGAAGGTATGGGCACTACTGCTACAGGTATGGGTAACCACGCAGAAGGTGCTGGAACACAAGCAACAGGTTCACAATGTGCACACGCAGAAGGTTTAATGACAGTTGCTTCTGGAAATAATTCACACGCAGAGGGCGGAAAATCAATTGCATCAGGAAAAAATTCACACGCAGAAGGTGCCTCAATAAAAAATTATAATCCTACAACTGCGGCTGGTTCTGGTTCACACGCAGAAGGTGCAAGTACATTAGCATCTGGTAAATATTCACACACAGAAGGTCAAATAACAGTTGCAAGTGGTGAAGGTGCACACGCAGAAGGTTACCGTACTGTTGCGTCGGGGCACAGTTCACACGCAGAAGGTTTTTTATATAATAGTTCATATCCAGATGATGTAACAACCGCATCTGGAAAAGGTGCACACGCTGAAGGTGCTTCAACAAAAGCAACTGGAGATTGTGCTCACGCAGAAGGTGTAAAAACAACTGCACAAAATGAATCTGAACACGCAGAAGGTAGTTTTAATGTATCTCACAAAGCATCTGATACTTATGGTAATGCAGGCAACACTCAACACTCAGTAGGTATAAACCAAAAAAACGCAACTGAAGTAATGCAAAATGGTGACTACTATTTATATGGTGTAGGTGGTTATCAAGGAACAAATACAAAAGTTCAAAATGCATCTATTTTAACATTACAAGATGTAATAAACGGAAAAGCAGATGCATATGAAGTTGCAACTACAGCTGATATTGAAGCATTGTTTGCCGAACCTGTTCCACCAACTCCAGGTCCTGCTGATGATGAAATTTGGTACACAACTGAAAGTGGAAACTTATGGGAACCATATGTTGATAATGGAGATGGAGCAGAAAATACATTATTAAGAGTAAACAATGGATCTGCTACAATTCTTTCCAATAATTATGTAAATGGACACGGTGTAATTAAATATAATAACCCAATTACAAGTCTTGATTATTAGTTTGGTACACAATACGACCCATCTGGCACCGGCATTAATTCAACTGATTTAACAATATTAACACTACCAAATTCAATTACATTTGTTGGTTTTATATTAGATGCAACCACACCACAATTAGAGTCAATCTATTATAATGGCACCGTTGCAGAGTGTGAAGAAATAGATTGGGATTCATATGATGCAATCGCTGCTAATGATATTAATGAAATCATTTGTTTAGATGGTACATATACAATTAGTGGTGGTGGCGGTTCTGGCTCAGGCTCTGGCTCTGGAGGTTCAGGCTCCGGTAATGGTTGAGAATAAATAATAAAAACAAAAATTATTTATGAAAAGTTGTATTTGTACGGTAATAAAAAATGAAAGTCAATACTTAGATGAGTGGATTCAATACCATTTTAATCTAGGTATTGACGGAATCTTTTTATTTGAAGACATTGACAGTGACTCACATAAAAATATATGTGATAAATATAATAATGTGTTTTTAAATAGTATAAATAGTGTGTTAAATGAGACCCAACAAAAATAGGCAGTAATATTAAAAAAACAAACCGATATAAATGTTCAAAATTTATATTTTAAATCTGCGATGAGTTCAATACAAAATATGCATTTATATGATTGGTGTTTCATAATAGACATTGACGAATTTTTAGTATGTGATAATTTAAATAATGTTATTAAATTATTTTCAGATTATGATGCATTTATGATGTCTTGGGAATCTTATGGAGCGTGTGAACACATAAACAAACCAAATATAAATGTTACTGACGCATATTTATATAAAAGTAAAGGCTTTGTGAATAACAACCCAATTTTTCATACTAAAACTTGCTACAATTTAAACACATTTAAACCTTCTAATTATTGGACGAATCATTAGCCTTCAGAAATATGCAAATGGTGCCGGACAGATTTTTCAAATGATAGAACTAAAGAAATATTTGATAATATTTATATTAAACATTATATTACAAAATCTTGGGAAGAATATGTGGAGAAAAAATATAAAAGAGGTTTTTTTATTGGAAAATCTAGAACTAATGATTTTTTCTTCAAACTTAACCCAGAATTAAATTGTATGAAACGTGAGCTAATGGAAGTTTTAAATGATGAAATACTAGTTGTACTGCCATATAAACAAAATGGTGCTCAAGGTTCTGAGCTAGAATTGACATTATCATTGTGGAAAAAATTTTGTACATTTAATTATCATTTTGTGGTAATTGGTGAGTTTGATAAATCATTTGAAGAAAAGTTTAATTGGGTTGAATTTATTTATCAAAAGTCTAAAGATAAAATTAAAGGTCAATACAACCCACATCTTGACATTCTTAATAAGTTTTTAACCGTAATAAATAAATACGAAAATAAATATAATGGTTTTGTTGCTATATGTGATGATGAATATGCCATTAAACCATTTAATTTATTTGACATTATACAAACTCATTATCATTCATCTTCTTTTACTGGCGTACAAAGTGCTCCAACATCATATTGGAACCACGATAAATGGAAAACTAGATAGTTGTTTGATAAAGAAAAAATGTCTCATATAAATTATACAACGCATTTTCCATATTGGTACAATATTAAAAAATTGAAATATATTATAGAAAAATTTAATCTTAGAAATGAGAGCTACGTGTTAGAAGATGTTTATTTTAATTATTTTAGACACGATAAACCCGTACTAGACTCTGAAATACGACTTGGAATTTGGAATAATAATATTTTTGAAAATGATTTTGAATCTGCATTAAATAATATAAATATTAAATTTATGTGTAATAGTGTTGAAGGTTGGAGTAAAGACTTAGAAAATAAATTGAAAAAATTATTATAAATAAAATAATATTTTTCATTTGAAAATAAAGATAAATATAAAAAATTTAACAAACATAACGTTATGGATAAATTAATAGATTATGAAGGTTTGGGTACTTTTCAAACAAACCTATTAAACGACAACAAAATATCTCCAATTGCAACTTGGAGTTCAGAAAAAATTAGTGATGAATTAGCAAGTAAGGCTAATATTTCTGATTTAAGTTCTTATGCAACTATATCTTATGTAACAGGTGAACTTGCTACTAAAGCTAATTTAAGTGATTTAAGTTCTTATGCAACTATATCTTATGTAACAAATGGACTTGCAGGTAAACAAAATACACTAACAGCAGGTTCGAATGTAAGTATTACAGGAAATAATATTTCTGCTATAGGATATAGATTTGATTCATCAAAAAACAGTATTGCAATAGGTACTAATACAACAGCATCTGGTTCAAATTCTCACGCTGAGGGTAAAAATACAACAGCAAGTGATGAAGAAACTCACGCTGAAGGTGTAGATTCAACTGCTTCTGGAAATTTTTCACACGCTGAAGGAGCACGGACAACATCATCAGGTAAAGCATCACATACTGAAGGATGGATGACATCAGCACAAAATACAGGTGAACACGCAGAAGGTATGTATAATATTTCACATAGACAAACTCTAGGTGATGGAAGTTATGGTAATACAATACATTCCATTGGTGTTGGAAGCGCTAATATTTATAGACAGAATGCAGTTGAAGTAATGCAAAACGGTGATATGTACGTGCTTGGTGTAGGTGGTTATCAAGGAACTAATACTAAAGTTCAAGATACTACTATTAAGACATTACAAGAATACATTGCAAGTCTTGAAGCACGTATTGCAGCATTGGAACACCCAACAACAACAGAATAATTAAACTAATGCATAGTAATACAGAATAAAGGGAAGCTACTCAAAATAGTTTCCCTTTATTATTTTTCATTTGAACAAAAATGACTAATTGAAAACTCCACTAAAACTAATTATCAAATAACAAATGAAAATGAACGCTGATACCAAAGATTGGATTAAATTTATATCATCGATAGTGTTACTTGTTGCTGGAGTTGTCCTAATTTTTATTTCTATTTATCTTCCACCAATAGGTGAAATACACACTTCTGTGCTTACTGTTATTGGTGAAATATTTACATTTGTTGGAGCTGTCTTTGGAATCGGTGAATATGCGATGATTCAGATAGCGAAAATTAATAATAAAACAGAAGATAAAAAAGAAGATTAAAACTATGGCTTACCCTTGTGACTTACCTGCTAATATGGGTAATACTGACATATTACGTGCAATATATAATAAAATTGGAAATGGTGATACAAGCACCGGAAAAATTAAAGAACAATTAGATACCATCATTCAACAAATGAATGATGTCAATAATAATATTCAAATAAATACTGAAGCAATCAAAGATATTTCAATAAATGCCGATATTCATTCTAAAGATTTATAGAATATTACTAATGCAATAGATAGACAAACTGAAGCAATAAAAGATATTTCAATCAATATTGGAATAGATACTTCTGATTTAAATGATTCTGTCAAATTGGTTGCATATAATATTGAAACTGGTTTGATTGAAACAGTGGATGCAATTAAAAATATTAAACCGTGTCCAGGACCTCATCCTCATCCGTGTCCTCCACCATATCCACCATATCCACCGAAACCAAGGCCCTGTCCTGAACCAGTTACACCTTGTGATAAAATAATTCCAAGTTATAGGGAAGGACAAAGATGTAAAGAGTGTGAAAAACAGAATCAAATAACATATAGAAGATGTTGGGAACCTAAAACATTAGAAGAACTTTATGAAGCTTACTATCACTGCTATTATCCAACATTTGATGAATTTTTCCAAGCTTTGTATGGCGCTAGAGAAGATTATTATTATTTCAGAGACTATTATTATGCACAATATGATGAAAATTATGATTATTATGCATAATTAAATATTCGCATCCTGGGACATCGTTTTTGGTTAATATAATAAATTATATTAAATGATTATTTCGCATCACCAGATGTCACAGAAATAAACCAGAAATGAGTTTTTTATTTGGATATATCGTTTAATTTTTGTATATTTGCACCACATTTCAAATTTTATACAAAAATGACAAAGAATGACAAACCCACAGTGGACTCAATGGTAGAGCTTTTGAAGCCCGGTTTTGATGCTTTAATGAAGCAAGGAAAAATCACACAAAAAGAATTGAAAACTAATCGTAAAAAGAAATGAAATATTTCAAATTTATAGAAATGATACGTTCATCAAAAGCAGATGAATTTGGAATAGACAACTTCCCTAAATAGTGTGATATTATAGACAATATCATATTTACTATGGAGTGTCTGGATGACATACGTGAATAGTATGGCCTGCCTTTATATATTTCGTCCGGGTACAGGTGTGATGAGTTAAACAAAAAAGTTGGTGGAGTAAAAACTTCCCAACACACAAAAGGACAGGCAGCAGATATAAACTTAGGCAGTGTTGAAATGAACCGAGCTTTCTTCAACTGGTGTTGTGTCAATATTAAAAACCTGCCTATCGACTAGCTAATAGATGAATCACATTATTCTTGGGTTCATCTTAGTTTCACAAAAGAAAATCAAAGACACCAAGTTTTACACCTATGAAAACATTAAATTGGATCATAGGAATATTGCTTCTGGTGTCTCTAATTTTCAATGGATTATAGTTTTATTATCTAAAGCATTTGAGTGTGCCAGAATGTGTCTATGTGTCAGATACGGTCACTATTAAGAAAGATAGTATCATAACAAAAACAAAGTGGAAAACCCATTTTGATACAATAAAGAAAATCCATTATAAAGATACAATTTTACACGACACTATATATATGCCTATTGAGCATAAAGTGTCAGAATTTGAGCTAAAGAAAGATAGTTTTGAATTAAAACAGAAAATACATCACAGTGGGTGGCATACTAATATTGATAGTGTAGAGTGTAGTTATTCTCTTAATTATGAGATAATGAAACCAAAACCTAAAAAGTTTGGTTGGTGCATAACATTTGGACCTAGTATAAATTATGGAATAACACTAGATGTACAGAACAAAACTTGGACTAATGGACCTTCAGCCGGCTTTTCTATTGTGATAGGTCCAAGTTATATTATTAAATAATTATTATAATTTACAGAATGTCCATTCTCCAATATGTTTGGACATTTCTTTATTCCATTCTTCATAATTAGCTTCATATACTAATTCGGCTTCAGCATTATCACCTTTTTTCTGAGTTAGATCAAAGTATTCATTATTATACTTAATAAAGCAATGACATAGATATCCATACAAGTATCCTTCACAATACATAAAGTCTAGATTATGGTCATTAGCGAACCACATAGATTTTGAAGCATTCATATGGCACATATGCTTTTTAGGCTTTACATATGCACACAATTCTTTAATTAATTGCTTGTCGATATTGCAATCGTAAATTGATTTAACTGTTATTGTTTCCATAATTTTTGTTAGTTTTTTATTATTTATTTTGATTTGTTTTGAAAATTATATGCTTATTATTAAAAATGTTTCATAATTTTTCGTTTAATAAATAATAAAAAACAAGATTATTATGGAAACCAAACTTTATTACACAAGAGACGAAGTGCTTAATAAAACTCACTTTAAATTTGTCGATAATGGAAAAGACATTTATTTGTACTAGAATGACGGAAGTTTTGAAATATATAAGAAACTATTTCTATTGAAACCGAATGCGTCAGATGTCACAGAAATATACGTAGAATTGAAAGTTTATATGGTAGTGGTTGAGCATTTGAATAATAAATCAAGCAGATGGATGAATGAGTTTGATGCATATGTTTTTTATAGTGTCAAAGATTATTTTGAAAAATTAGACGAAGCAAACAAAAACAGATTATTTTAATATATGAAGAAAAACTATGGGCTCCCATATATGGGGTCAAAAAACAAATTAGCAGAAGAAATAGTAAACTTTCTCCCATAGAAAAAAGTTTTAGTTGACCTATTTGGCGGAGGTGGTGCAATTAGTGTCTGTGCAAGCCAAAGTGGAAAATATGAAAAAATCATTTATAATGAGTTGAATAGTTTAATTAGCGAAACCTTCAGAAAAGCATTAAATGGTGATTATGAAAATGAACGAAGATGGGTCAGCCACGAGGAGTTTGATTAGTTAAAAGATAAAGATGGCTACGTTGCGATTTGTTTTTCATTTTCAAATAATTGTAATAATTATATGTACGGACCTAAAATTGAACCATATAAACGTGCATATCATTATGCGATTGTATTTAATGATTTTGGACCGTTTAATGAATTATTTGATGATGAAACTACTGAGAAAATCAAAAAGAGTGTAGAAGGCATTACAGATTTGAAAGAACGTAGAATTAAATTTTCACACGCATTAGGTGATTATATTCTATCATTAGAAAGATGTGAGCATCTAGAAAGAAAAGAAAAATTTGATTTAAAAAATGATGTCATAGAAGTTTTCAATAAAGATTATGCAGATGTTGAACTTCCATCGCCAGAAGATTGTGTAATATATTGTGATATTCCATATGACAAAACAGCTTCATATACGACTGGAAGTTTTGATTATGAGCGATTTTATAAATGGTGTCAAGAAAAAACATCTGAAGGTTATCAAATCTATGTTTCATCATATGAACTTCCAGAAGATTTATTTGTTCCCGTTTGGGAAAAAGGAAGACATAGTAAAGCACTTAGTGGAAGTAAACACGTAGTTGAAAAAATTTATACTATCAGAAAATGAAGAATAATGTATCAAAAAAATAGCGCAATCTTGGACAGTTTTATACACCGACTTTGTTTGTTGACTATGCACATAAAATGATTGAGGAACAATTGGGAGAAGATTGGCGCGATACGTACACTGTATGGGATAATTGTTGTGGAACAAAGAATTTGACACGTGATTATCGATTCAAAGAGTTGTATTGTTCAACATTAGAAGAGGCTGAGTTGGAGATTGGAAAGAAATATAATCCTGAAGCTATAAGTTTCCAATATGATTTTTTAAATGATGATTTAGAGAAATTGCCGAAGGGATTGTTGGAAGCATTTGAGCAGAATAAACCTCTAGTTTTTCTATTAAATCCGCCGTATAGTTATAATGGGGGTCAATGCGGATCAGCTAAAGGCGCTTCTAATACAAAAGTTAAAGAATTAATGGTTAAAAACAATATTGATGGAAAGGGTGAATTATATATTCAATTTTTATATAAAATTTCTCTAATTAAACAAAAATTTAATTTAACAAATTGTTATATAGCATTATTTTGTAAACAATTTATTTGTCGTTCATCATTTAAAAATTTTAGAAAGGACTTTTTAAATCAATTTTGTTTTATTGATGGCATTATGTTTTGTGCAGGAGAATTTGATAATGTATCAAATAGTTATGGTCTAACATTTAATATATGGAAATCTGAAAAAGATATTAATAATAATCATTTTGCACATAAAGTTGTAGAAAATATTAATGGTGAAATAAAAATATTGGAAGAAAATAAATTATTATATAATACTGATAATAATAAATCATTTATTGATATACTATCAAATAATGCAAAACGTATAAATGAATTTCCAAATTTTAGATATAAATTATTAGCATCTGATGATAATATAAAAGTTCCAAATAATTATATTGGCTGTGTATATAATGCTGTAAACAGAACAATGTTAGCAACAATGCCATATGCCGGAAATAATGGAGCAAAATTTATGGTTACAACTGATAATTATAAAGATATTATTTCTTATTATGCATTAACATATCTTACACATAATTCTTGGAAAGATGGGCAAAATGAATTTTTAATACCAAATAAAAATCATTTATATTATGATAATTTCATTAATGATGCATTAATGTTTTGTATATTTAATGGTGATTATGATTGGTCGCTTCGTCAAATACAATATCATAATAAACTATGGGATATTAAAAATGAATTTTTCTGGATGTCAAAATCTGAAATTGAATCACTTGCAAATGAATATAATAATGACGATTGCTATAATGATGCACACACATCTCCAGAAAGATTTGTTTATAAAAAACTTCAGGAAATTGAATTAACTCCAGAAGCACAAGCAGTTCTTGATAAAGCCTGTGATATTGTTAGAAAAACTTTCAAATATCGGGAATTATTTAATGATATAATGCCGGAAGCACAAATTAATAATTGGGACTGTGGATTCTATCAAATCAAATTATTATGTAAGGAATTTGCACCAGATTTGCTTAAGGAATTTAAAGATGTTTATAAACAACTTGCAGATACAATGAGGCCAATGGTGTACGAGCTTGGGTTCTTGAAATAAACTTTAAAATTGTAGTAAAATCAAAACGTACAGAAAATGAAGAAAAAGTTAACTAAAGATGATATATTGAACGATGAGACACTAAGCCCATAGGACCAATATAAAAAGTATATTAAAACTGATGAGTGGAAACAGATCCATAATGAAGTTTTGATAAGAGACAATTTTACGTGTCAATGCTGTAATAGAACTTAGCAAGAAATAGATGAGTACAATACTAAGAAAGACAAGAAGTTGCTTAGTTTGGTAGTTCATCATAAAACATATAGGAATCTATTTAATGAAGTAGAAACTAATTATAAGGACTTAATAACACTTTGTTCTCCGTGTCACAGAGCAATTCATATGGTTCCTAATAACAGAAACAGATTTAAGTTTAATGATTAAAATAGACCAGTTGAGTTTGTCTTAACTGGTTTTTTTAGTATAACTATGTTTGGTTTTTCTGGTTCAGGTTCTTTAGGTAAAGTTAACTATAAATTAGGTAAGGTTAGATCTAAAGTGTCTATTTGTTTAAACATAACAGGTAACATAAAGAATTAGTTTGTTTAAATATTTATTGAAAAATAAAAACCACTTAACATTATTACAAAAAATGGTACTTTTTGTATATCTGTTTTAATTCTTTATATATTTAATATAAACTATATCTTTTATAGGTTGCACAGATATACAGTTTGTACCATTTTTAGCAAATTGAATTTTTTCCAAAATTTTCTTAAATAAATAATAAAAGAAGCAAGTTTTAGCAAATTGAATTTTTAGCAAAACGAACTTAAATAAATAATAAAAGAAACCTATTTTAGAAGTTGCAAAAAAACTTTTTAGAACCGAAATAAATAATATATAAAGATGTTTTTATAAAGCTCTCACACCTATAAAGCATTATAAAAATTATAGAAAATTAGTTGGTTTTGTATTTGAAAGTAGAAGGTGTGAGCTACGAGTAAAATACAGAACCAATTTTTATAAAAACAAACTCACACCGATATGAACTAGATTGACACATTTTTCGATTGCTACATCGATTTACAAACACAAACATTCAACCAAATTGTTTTAGAATGGGGCAAATCCTCAGTTGCATTAAAAAGATGGTTAAACACCTATCACCCAGAAATATTAAATAATAAAGATTACTCTAGAAAAGCTGGTCTCAATGCAGATATATTTCTTCCATATAGAAATAATGGTTTATGGTCAGGTTCTGATGCAATATCTCGTTTAAAACTTGCAGCTAAAGCAGAAGTTGTTATTATCTTTAGTAACTCTGAGTTAACTGAAACCGAACAACAAGTTATTTATAAAACTGAGTGCTTGCGTTTATGGACTAGAATAAACTCATTAGTAACTCCATTTTCATTTTAGCAATTCAAATCATTATTAGATGATTGTTACACTGAAGTAATAAATAATTGGGATGATGAAGTTGAAATGTTGCAACAAAAGCAAGAGAGCTTCAAACCTAGAAGAAAACAAACTTTATATCATTACACAGTTAATGACTTTGATAATATATATCCATTTATGACTTTACGTCAAGCATATGAAGATTGGATGGAATACAAATTTCCATATTTATTAAAACGTTATAAAGATGAAAAACTCAGAGCATTTAAAGTTGAAGCAATGCAAAATGAGTGGAGTGATGAATTAAAAGAAACCAAGTTTAAAAACCTCAAAGCTGACTTAGAACTCATTAAAATCAAAGAACCAAACAAACTTGCATTCAGAAAATTATTAGACAGATATAATATCGAATACAAACAAAAAAAGCACTAATTAGCAAATTGAATTTTTAATAAAACGAACTTAAATAAATAATAAAAGAAACAATAAAAACTAACATTTAAATATTATGTTCAAATATATTTCTGCTGAGAATTTTAATTAGATTAACTGGCAAAACTTACAAAGCAAACCATTCGAGGATAGTTGGTCACGTTACATTATGAAAGAACTATTTAACAAATATAGCCCTGATGTTAAATCAGTATTTGAATATCAAGGTAATAGTTGTTTAGACCTTAAACTCACAATGGCTAACAAAACCCATACAGGAATTGAAATTAAATTCCGTAAAGAAAAATCTGATACTTATCCAAGTCACCTTATAAACGATGAAAAGTTCTTCGCTATTTGCAAACGTGCTGATAAGAAATGGATCCAAGCCGCATATTTATCATCAATCTGGTATGATGGCGTTATTTGGGTTAGTAATATATTTGGTGAATATGAAGTAGAATAGCATTTATAGAACAAGACTACTAATGTATCTGCAACTACTGATTACAAAAAAGAATGGAAAACCTGTTATTGCTATAAACCATAGAACGTATTCTATTTCTGTTATGAATATGATGATGAACTTAATAAATACATTCCTTATTTCTCAACAGAACCTATTGATGTTGCTCAATTAAACAAAGAAGCTGAAGGTCTAACAAGTTGCCAATTATTCTGAAATAAATATAAAAAGAAACCTGAATTGAATATGATACCGAATGATTAGATCCTAATGGAGCACGATATATTACTGGAAGAATTTAAAAGAAAATTCCAATAGTTAGAAGATAGAGTCCAAGCCTTAGAGGACTTAAAACAAGATAAGGCAGTTGATTGTTTACCATAATTATTTAAAGTTATTTTTTATTTTATTTTCCCATCATTTGTCGAGATGATAAGTGATGGGTTTTTCGTATAAAATGTTGCAAAAGCAGTCATTTTGTAAAGTGAGCTTTACATTTTTCACTTTCTGGGAACTTTTTTCAACCCGGATTTTTCCGTGTCGTGGAATTGTTATAATTTTGCAATGTCAATCAGTTAAAACATTGATTTACGGACAATTACTGAAAATAATTAAAGTTAAACTCAAACATCAAAACATTATGAAACCAGATTACGAATTTACCTGTTGTATATGCAAAAAGCATATCACAGGAGAGTATGGCAACAACCCATTCCCGGTATTCAATGCAGGAGAATGCTGTGATGAATGTAATTACAAAGTAGTTATTCCTGCACGTCTCAAACACTTTAAACACTAATCATTATGACAAAGCAAGCTTTTAATTGCATTGGCTTATTATCTGGCCAACCTGTAGAGAAAATCACGCAAGCCCTGAATTTTCTCCAAGCATCAGTAGTTAACGAACTGATGGAACATTTTCAAGTCAATAACAAAGCCGATTTGGCATCAAAATTAAATGCATTATGATTACATCTTTTAAAATTAGTTCTCTGATGGGAGAACCCTCAATCAAATTAGAAAACGGTATTACTTTAGACCGTATGCACGGAACTGTCCTTGTGGGCAAAGTTGAGAATGACCAACTGTTATGGATCGAGAATTTCGACAATCTTCCTGAGAAGGGTAAAGATTTGTTATTCAAAATGCTTAAGGCACGCAAGGTTATTATGAGCTTTGATGTTCAGTTTAACATTGTCACTAAAGGCATTGTTGTTGATGATAAAGCAAAACCTGAAAAACCTGAAAAAACACCGAAGCATTATGAAAGTTGAGAACTGGACAATTCAAGAGATAACCGGGTATGTGCCTAAGACTACATTCTATATGGATTTCAGTATAGCAGACCAGTTCGGAACCAGTGCCATTCAAGATACTTATAACAGAGCATTTGAAAGCTGGAAGTCCAATGTTGAGTACCTGACAGAATTGGTAATGGTTCTGAACTGGAAGATTTGGAGATGGCACGGACACAAAGAAGATTATGCCACACTATATGATAAGCTTTGGAAGCAAGCAGACCAGTATTGTATGGACAATCTCAAAGGTTCAGATTTAACGTATTATATTCAAACCACAGACTGATATGGCATCACCACTAACATCAGAATGTTTAAAAGGACTAGGCTGTCCACCCGGTGTAGATTTAAGAGAGTGCACCAAATGGCCTAATAACTGTCCACTAGTCCACATACAAGGTAGTGATATTATTCTGGAAAGTCCGCAACAGAAGTTATTTAGAGATAACTCAGATGACCCAGAATGATGCTAAACTGATAAGTAATATAATTTATTAGCAAAAAGAAAAGAGAGCTTTCAGGGCTCTCTTTTTAATTTAGAATGGAAATAAGTTGGGATTGTTATGCTTTAGTCTGTACATATAAACAGGTGATAGGTTTTTAACCAGATAACGAAGATAAAGCCGGTAATGTGTCGGTTTTTTCAGACCTGAACGACACCAGTTTAATTTACCGGTATTATATAGTTTGCAACGAATACTAAATGGGTTCATAATATATAACAGTTTTTACCGAGTGTCTCTCGTTTTACGTTATTTTTTATTTTGTTCTGGTTATTAAGGATTGGAGATGTTACTCTCCAATCCAAGATATAAGTTCTCCGTTCCTAAAATCGAAGATGTGAAATAATTGGTAGGTTTCTCCGTTCATTTTAACGATTTCTCCGATTTGGATGTTGGATTGGTTTTGGGGTCTCATCCGTTTGATTCCTTGATTTTTGGTGAGGTTGTAAAAAATGTACAGTTTCTCCTCATCACTCTTTTTAATTCTCTCAACAATAAAATTTTTCTTTTCCATAATTTTAAAATTTTTAAATTAAACATTTCAATTAACTTTACGGAAATGGTATAACGGAATCAGAAAAAAGTTTGGTTTGGACCCTAAAAAAGTTATAAATTCATAACAGGAGGAAATAAAAACTTAAAGATAGTATATAAAATTCATTCTAAGATACCAGATTTGACACCAGACACACCGAAATAACCCAGTAATATAAATTATTAGGCTAGCAGAAAAGAAGTCCCCAGAATCAAATTATAATCTGGGAACGAAAAGCAGTAAGAAACGAATCAGGTTTGCCTTATATTAACAGATTAACGAAAAACGTATATATAAGAACCAGAATTTGCCTGATATAAACTAATAAAAAAGAAATAAATTCAGATACACTCAGATATAAAGAAAGATAGATATATAACAGATACACCCAATATATAAAGTAAGTAAAGAGATAGAGTAATAAAAAACACACAGGACGCATTAAATCAGGTAATATATATAAATCTATAATACAGATAGTTTGAAGTCACCAGAATGTGAATATGGACTATCAGGAATATTTTTAAATATTTAATATACTCACGGAAATCGGATATCCGGCTAATGTGCTGATACTAGTTAAGGATAGGGAATAGTAATAGAAATAAAGCATTCTAATAGGTTTAGACTTGTTCAGAAGAATCAGGAAATCGCAGGAACGCGGGATATCTGGCCCTCTGGGCCTTAGTTTTTACATATAATTTTAATTTGGAAAAAACTGAAATAAATAATATGAACCATTTTATTTGGTTCAAAAATAAATTTTTTCATTGATAATTTTTAATTAATTTTTTAAGGGAGTTAAACCTGCGACAGGCTAAGCTCCCATTTTTTTGGGCACAATTCAGATTTTATCAATTATAATATAATTGATAATTATATACTATATTGACCTAAAACAGGCGATTACCTGACCACCGAGCTACGCTCATTAGCAGATTTATCGCAATAATTCCAATAATTCCATTTAATCAGATTACTCAGCCACGACCGATTATCTCATTTTGCTAGTGGATCAGGTAATCAGATGTTCAGATGAATCGGGTTTCCGGTTTTTCTGCTAATCTGCTGGTCTGTCTCCTTATATATACGCGCGTATTGGGAACCTAAAATTAGGGCAAACTCGTATATAATTATCAATAGTATTAGACCAAAGCTAACACCCTGAAAATCACTGGAATAAAAGTGCATTTTTTCGTCATTTTTTTGTCTAAAAATTTTCATATGTCAAAAATTTTTATTAAATTTGCAATGTATTTTAAAAACAGTAAAACATATGAAAAAGTTAGACCAAAAGCACCAACAAAATGTGATTTACATTATTATGCACGCAAAGGAAATCTTCACTAAGCTAAGATGGCCAAACGGTGTAAGATGCCCTTATTGTGGTGAAGTTCATTGTTGGACCTATAAGAATGGTATGCACAAGTGCTCTAAATGTGGAAAGCGTTTTAGTGACACCAGTAACACTGTTTTTCACGGAACAAAGATTCCTATTGCTTCGTGGATTGTGGCTCTCTATTTGATTACAATGAGCAAAGGATGCAGTTCTGAAGAGCTTTCAGCTTATACAGGTATAACGCAGAAGTCTGCTTGGTTCTTATTACATAAAGTAAGGGAAGCATTCAGACCAGATGGAACTGTATTAGATGGTGATGTAGCTGTAGATGAAGTTTATTTAGGTGGCAAATGGTCTAGTATAATATTGCCTAAGAAGATAGATATTCTTAAGCGTTATGGTTTATGGTATGAAGGTGACAAAGAGAGAACCTGGCACAAAAAGAATATACGTAGAGCAATATCTGAATATAAGCAACCTGTCTATGGAATGAATGATGGCAAGAATATTGTACTGATGGCAGTTCCTAATAGGTTTGATTCTAAGGACCTGTTAGATATTACATTAAAGCATACAGGTAATATTCAGCACTTAGTTAGTGACCAATCTATATTATATAAGGAGATTGCAGAAACAGGTATTGATGTGATCCAAATGAACCATAGTAAACGAGAGTTCCATAATGGTGAATATTCGAGTAACAGAATTGAAGGAACCTTTAGCCATTTGAAACGCAGATATAGATGTCATTATGTGAGACCTGAAAAAAAATATATCCAGCTCTATCTGAATGAATTTTGTTTCAGATGGAACCATAGAGACAATACTAGTATAGAGAGATTAGCTGATAGTATTGGTTTATGTGTCACCAGAGGACGTGTAACTAATAAGGATATATATAACTATAATTGGTTAAGTTCGTATCACCAGAGGAAACCTAAACGTAGAGAGACTTTAGAAGAATGGTTTGAAATAGGATGGCCACCTTATGCAGAATCAATGGAAGTTCAAGGTGTTGTATATACTAAAGAACGGTTTAATGAACTAAAAGCACAATGGGAAGCTAAAAGAGATATATGGCATATAGATGAAAGCGAACTAGTTTTTTAGTTTAAACTAAGTAGGTAGTTCCATTGTTAAACATTAAATAGAAACAATAAATAATTCAGTATTAAATAATGTGCCATAAAATGGTACATTCTGTATATCTGTTTTAATTATTATATATATTATATATACTATATAAACTAGTTTAGCACCCAAATTTTTAAACCTACGTTAGACCCTTTAGCAAATTGAATTTTGACCAAAATTTTCTTAAATAAATAATATATAGAAACAATAAAAATTAAAACTCACACATTATGATTACATTATTATCTATAGCATCTGTTTTAGCAACAGTATTAAACGTTACTATTATTTTTGGAGCAGGTTATGTAACTGCATACTACATCCAATATTTAAAAAACAAAAATTCAAACATCACATTAAATGAAAAATCCAAAGAAGCTTGATTTGAATACAGAATCACATTTCAGTTAGAGAGTTCCTAAAAAACAAAGAGAATATTTGAAAAAGCTCTGGACACCACCAGAGAATAATGATGCAGACACAATTCTGAATTGGCTCTATAACAGAGGGCTGGTTCAGAATTATGTTCGTAAATTAGAGTATGAAACCATTGATGAAGATACCATATAGGATGAGATTCAAGAAGTTTGGCTTTACCTAATAGAAAAGAAAGACAAGCTCAAAGAATTATATGATACACAAGGCATAACAGGTTTGACTGCCTATGTTTCCGGCATAATTGCAAGACAGGTTCACTCTAATAGTTCCCAGATTTATAATAAATACAAAAAGGGATTCAAGATATTTAAACATATATCAGACAAAACTTGGGAAGTCTTTGATAATACTGGTGAAATGATTTCCACTAATTATGATTATTTGACTGAGGAGACACTTGAAGATACTATTATAAAAAACATATATAATAATAAAGATGAGTAAAAAAGGAAGACCTAAAATAGACAGACCTATTGAAGAACTGAATTATACTACGTTTTAGCAAGATATAACGATGTTCAGAAACTATTTGATTGACGTGGTTGAAGATGAAGAAACAGAAGACCCCAATATCCCAATTATCAGGAAATTCCTATCAATGGAGATCTGGGCCTAGAATCTGTTTATCATATATCTGCTAAACAAAGAAAAACATAATACTGCGAACAAATTCACATTCAAAGCCCTTGCCGATTTATTGTAGGTTGACAGAGCTGAGTTAATGCGAAAAATAAAAGATATAAAAAACGAACTGAAGATATGATATTAAATTTGATTTGTATATGGATTATATGTGTCGTGGTGATAGATATTTCTGGTTTTATAGATTCTATTAAATACGGAATTTCCTATCTCCTGACAAAAGGGAAAATCCCATCATCAGATTATAGGATTAAACCGATTGACTGTAGTTTCTGTATGAACTTCTGGATTGGTTTAATTTATATTATTTGTATTGGGTAGTTCTCATTACCGGCAGTTGCATTTATTCTAATACTCTCTGTCTTTACCCCTATTTTGAAAGATATTATTATTCTTTTGAAAGATATATGTATAAAAATTATTGACAAATTCTATGACTAAAGAACAACACGATAAACTTATTAAATATGAGCAGATTTTTAGAACTGCGATTGACTCAAATTATTATAGATCTATGGACAGCCGATTTGCGAGCGATTTTATTTCAATGTGCCGTGAATTGAATGTTTATATTAAACCAAGTTGTCCATAGTGTGTGCTCAAGGCATTACAGACAATGGGCAAACTTTATTTTGATTACAAAGAACCTGAAAAAGAAAAACCAATTCAGGACACTTCAAAACCAATAGATAATAAAACTATTACTAAAACAAATAAAGTGTCCCAGAAGTCACAGAAACAATCAAAGAAAAAGAAATGATGATTAGTTATGGCTAGTAAAAAAGATAATTATATAAATAGAGACTTTTCTCACGACAGAGACAGGTTTGATTCCAATATTACATTATAGGCAAGAGCAATGATTATCGCAGATGAGATTGCCAAAGGAACATTATATCGTCAGATTGTGAAGAAATATATGGATGAATGGGGTGTTTCATATAATTATATGCACTCTATTATTACTGAATCTATTAATATGTTCAATAATGAAGCCATATATAAAAAGCTGAAAGATATAAATTTGGACAGATTGACCGATATATATGCAGAAGCACGTTAGCAAGGTGACTTAGATGTGGCAATTAAAGCAGTCGATAAGCTGAATAAAACTGCCGGAATATACGATACAGAGAAAACTTAGGTTCAGGTTCAGACCGATGATAGTAATATAGTCATTACCTTTGGTGGTGAAAGTATTGAAACCGTAGAAGCTAAGTTTAATTAGAAGCCTGAAGATGCACCATTTAATGAGGTAGACAGTTTAATTAGTGATGCTTTAGATAAAAAGTAAAAATTTGAATAATGAACATACAATTACCGAAAATGTTTGGTTGGCAATAGAAGGTTTTCTTAGGGTTGAAGAACCATTGGAAAGATTCTATTCACGTAGTCAAGTCAAGACGTCAGTGTGGCAAGTCAATTTTAGCAGAATTGATTGGAATGTTTTATTGCATACAATAGAAGAACTTTAGATGCTATATTATTGAGCCAACATTCAACCAAGCAGATAAAGTTATGAATGAAGTTTGGAAGATGTGTAAAGGCCAACCATTTTATTATAAAAAGAACGATATAAAAAGATAGTTACTATTCAAGAACGGTGCTGAAATACGATTGTTCTCGGCTGAGCAAGGTGTAGATGCATTACAAGGTTATACGTGTGAGTTGCTGATAATAGACGAAGCTGCATATTTAAGTGAAGATATTATTGATGCAATATTTCCATATGTGAATACTACTAAAGGACCTATTGTAATGTTCTCTACCCCACGTACAAAGTCCGGATAGTTCTATAATTATTATTCGATGGGATTAAGTGGAGATGAAAATATTTATAGTTACGACTGGGCACGTGAAGACGTTTCTGAATTACTTAGTCCAGCTAAACTTGAATTGTACCGAAAAACTGTTGACCCATTAAAATTCAAAAACTATTATTTAGGAGAATTCTTAAATAACGAATCTGATTTCTTTGGTGATTTCTCACAATGTGTCAAAGACAAGCCAAGTATTTTTTGTATGGAACCAGTAGTATTTGGTATAGACTGGGCTGGTTCAACTGGTGGTGACTACACTGCTATTTCTATTATTGGACTTAGTGGACAACTTTATGATATTAAATATTTCAATGACAAGGATCCAAAACAAACTATTGCTGAAATATTAAGATTGGTTGCATAGTATAAACCTAAAAAAGTGACGGTTGAAACAAATTCAATTGGTAATATATACTTTGGTTTGCTTAGAGACGAATTGAAAATGCGAAATGTTCCGTTAATTGGGTTTTACACAGATAATACAAGTAAAGATAAGATTATTTCTAAGTTACAGGTTGCTTTTCAGAATAATAAAATTATGATTTATACTGACTACGAACTAATGGATGAACTTCAATATTATGAGTTAACTTATAGTAAAACTGGGAAACGTGTATTTAATGCTAAGACTGGACACCACGACGATGTTCTGATGTCGTTAGCAATTGCATATAATTCGTTAACTTCTGGAAACTATGATGTTTGCTAAATAAATATAAAAACAAAAAATTATTTTTCATTTGAACAAAAGATTATGACTTGGAACGATATTACATATAGACAATTACTTGATATTAGAGAGGCTGCTAATATTGAAGATGAAAATGAACGTGTGTATGCAATTATGGAAGCTGTTTTTGGTGAAGATGTTTTAAATTTGCCATTAAAAGACTTCAATGAAAAATGCAAAGAATTGTAGTTTTTACAAAAACCAATTCCAAATGATTTGCACGTTAAAAACATTAAAGTAAACGGAAGAGAATATTATTTTGATGGGTTGCTTGGAAAAATCACTACAGCCCAATATATTGACTTCCAAAACTACCAAAAAAATGAAGATGAACAAAAAACATTTTCAGTTTTCATTATACCTAAAGGCCATAAATATAATGATGGTTATGATATGGACCAAGTGTTTAATGATATATTAGATGTGCCAGTACCTATTTTATTCAGCGCAAGTTTTTTTTTCATTCGGTAGTTCGAACTATTCATTAGAATTTTCCGACGTTATTCAATCAAATAGATGAAGAAGACCGGACTACCGAAGGAAGTGATGGAGAATCTGGAGAAAGTAGTGAACTTGTCAACAACGATGATGATAACCCCTTTGGAATCTTTCCGTTCGTAATGACTTTTATAGAAGTCACAAACCACACTTTAGAAGAAGCGATGAACTATGATGTAGCAACATTATTTTATGTAGTGAGTTATCAAGTGATGGTTAACAAAAAGAAGGAAGAAATGATAAAGAAAATGTAGAAACGAAGCTAATGGAACAAACTACTGAAATAAGAAATATATGTGAGCAAATTGCTTAGGTTTACCGAGATAAAATGAGTAATGCCGGGTATGATCCAAATGGTGAACTAATGAAGTTTACTTGGGTGACAGAATTAAACGGTAATTTATTTGAATTGTACTTCAATCTTCCGGACTATTGGTAGTATGCAGAAAATGGTAGAAGACCAGGAAAGTTCCCTCCACCTGATGCAATACTAAAATGGATTCAATTTAAACGATTAGTACCAAGACCCGGAAGAGACGGAAAAGTTCCAAGTACAAACCAATTGGTTTATTTAATATCAAGAAAGATTGCATTACACGGAACTGAAGGTAAACATTTGCTTCAACAAACTATAGACGAAACATATGATAATTTAGTTGACAGATTGGTTGAAGCTATTACAAACCAAATTGAAAATGAATTAGAAAAAGATATAGAAGAAATATGAAATACTTAAACGAACGAATCACTCAACAAATAGACTTAGGTAGCCTTCAAGAAAAAGGTGTGTATAAATATGAAGTTCAAGTTTCAGATAAATTTGAACAGAGTGGATGGTGGACAATATTTGTTGGTAACTATTATAATAACAGAGAGCGTTATCACACATTTGATATTACCGATTTATGTCGAAGCAGAAAAAGAAATATACATACTTCTTTTGGAAAAACATTTGATACTGATGATTTTACTATTGAACAATATAGAATAATCGTTACAAAAAGTGATGATACGACTGTTACAGGTTCAGCAATAACTGTAGCGCATATTTATCCATATCCAAATGTACAAAAATCTACACTTTCAATGCGGCCTTCAAATGTATTTTTTGAAATTATAGATGGTTCAAAAAAAGATGTTAGTTTATTGCTACAGGGTAACAACAGATTTAGAACAGGAACTAATAATATATACCTTTGTCCAAAATATCCAATGGTTAATAATGAACTAGACTTAGATGAAAATTATACAATGACATTTGGTGCTGCTATTGAAATTGGTAGTGCAATAGGTGATGTTACTTTTTTTACAGTTGAAGCAGGTGCAGATTATACAGATACTGATGAATGGTATGGTTCTTACAGTCTAGAGAATTTAGGTCGTGAAGGTTATTCTCATACATTTTTTAGAAGTTATGGTTATTTCTTAAACACAGATAGTAAAGGCGGTGTACCAATGAATCTTGATTATTGGGTTTATATGACGTGGAAAAATGTTAATAATGTTAGCCAATATCGTAGAATAGCCATTATTGAAGCTTGCAAAAGCAGATACTATTTATTATGGCAAGATAGATTTGGAAGTTATCAAAGCCAACCATTTAACGGTAAAATGGAGTATTCCGAAGATATTACAAATAGTGAATATGTAAGTTATACTGGAAACCGATACAAATATAATGTACAAGTGCAGCCAAAATGGAAACTCAATTCTGGTTGGTTAACAGAAGATTTATTCCCATTTTATGAAAGTATTTATGTTAGTCCTATATTGAAACTATATGATACTGAAACACAAACAGAATATGATGTTATTCTTAACGATAAATATACTGAAAAGAAATATGTCAATGAGAAAAAGTTATTGAGCATAGAATTAAACTTAGAAGCAACTGAAAAACAAAATATTATTTACTAATATGATAAGATTATTTATTGAAAATACAGAAATAGAGTTAGACGAATCAGTTCAATTTGCTATTACAAAGCAATTTGAAGATTTAAATAATCCAACATCTATTATAAATGATTGGTCTAAAACCGTATCTATTCCGTTTACAGCACATAATAATGGAATATTTGGACATATTTATAATCCTGATAGAATTATTGTTTCTAGCGATAACGCTGCATTGACTGGTATTTATTTTGATCCAACTAAGAAACTTGATATGAGATTACAATGGGGAGATGCAGTTCTTATGACTGGCTACGCTAAAATGACCGATATTAAACAAACAAATGGTAATGGAACATATAATATTACATTATTTGGCCAATTGGGGCGAGTTTTGTATGAAATGAAAAAGATAACATTTGATTAGAGTTCTCCAAATACTGAATATATTATAGATGGTGCAAAATATGTGAATGAAACATATAATAAAGAGCTTGTTTATAATTCTTGGACCAGTGAAGGCCAAACTGATTATGTTTTACGTGAAACCTCAGACACTTCTAATTATAAAGTAACAGACATCATAGGTTTTGCACCTAATAATGCATTTGATAAAGGTTTTGATTACCAATCATTTGAAAAAGATGATACTGCTGTTAAGTTTACTGATGTTTTAAACTCATCGACTGTCCAATTTGAAGAACATACTGGCATTGCTCCAGATACAGTGATACCTAATGGTTTATTACCACGTGAAATAGGTGAGTATAGAAGTTATTTGCAAATTCCATTTATATATTGGAATAAATTATTTCAAATCTTCAATAAAAAAGTTGAAGATATTACTGGATATAGTGTAAACTTAGACATAGATTGGTTTAGTGAAGACAACCCATATTATAGTAAATTAGTTTATATATTAAATCGTAAAGATTTTGATGAAAAAACTGATGATAAAAAAACTAATATATATGTTCCTAATGGTGCCAATATTTGGCATAGAGAATCATTAAGTGTACCTTTTTCAACTCAGTTTACAACCGATATTTATTTTTCAAGAACTGGCTCAGTTGAGGCAATCAAAGGGGTTTTATAGAATGATAATAAAACATTAAAAATCCCAAGTTTTAATAATAATAATTTTACTACCACTATTCAACTACCATTCTCAATTACATACCCTCCTTATAGAAATGGTAGACATTTTTATTGGCCAGGACAATTGACACGTAATAATGCATTTCAGATTCAGATACAAACTAGAAACAAATATAATAGTATTTTAAAAAACAGTAAAATATTGGTATTATGCGAAGGTTACACAGGCTCATACACACCTTCTGATTATGCAGCAATAATAAATTATGGAGATTTGGTTTTTGGAAAAGGATCAAGACCATATGAAAAGACATATAGTAATATTCAATATAATGAATTTTCATTTAATATAAATGTTGACTTATCTGAATTTTCAGATACTGAAATACATTTCACTATTATATCAAACTGGGTTAACGATAATATGCCAACTGATGGAACTGGCACAAAAGGTATGAATATTTATTTACGTGATGATGTAAATAGATTTTTCAAATTTGATATGACTAGAAATAATAGAAGTTTCTCTCAGTTTACATTAAATGATTTATGGAATAATGATGTTGAAATATGCGATGAAATAATTAGATATTGTAAAATGTTCCATATTGTAATAGCAACTGATGATATAAATAAAACTATTTCATTTACACCATTCTCTAATATATTCAAAAACTACACTGTTGAAAATTGGACAAATAAAATAGACAAATCAAAAGACTTTATTATAACTCCAGTTTCGTTTGACAGTAAATATGTGTTATTTCAATATGATGATAATGATACTGAACTTTCGAAACAATACAAACAAAAATATGGTGTAACATATGGTTCATATCGATTAAATACTAATTATAATTTTAATGAAAAAACGACTTCTATAATAGAAAAATGCAAACAATCGATTACAAATACAGATAACATATTATCTTGGACAAATTTATATAATAACGTCAGAATCGCATACTCAGTGCCTAATGAAATATATGTTTATAACAAAGATAAAGATAAAAATTTTGTTAACATTTTTGGATCATTCTATTTTCATAATGGATTGGCAAATTTTAATAGAGAGCCTGAATTAGCTCTAAGGTCTGTCACCCTCACAGATGATAGTAATTATATGAGACTTCACTCATCATATTTCTATAGACAAAGCAATGGATTAGAAGTGCTAACATACCCAAAATTAGACGTAGTTAACGGCAATAATTTATGTTTGTTTAATGTTCCATCTGAGTGCTACACATATATAAATAATTATGCGAACAAAGACAGCATTTACTATAATATTTGGGAGAAATATATAAATGAACGATATAACATTTAGAATAAAAAAATTACGTGCTATGTTGATATGAAACTTAAAGACTTTATTAAATTTACTTATAATAAATTTGTTTTGCTTATGAACCAATTATGTGTGGTAAACAAAATATATGATTATAATATGAATAACGCTGAGACAACAAAGGTGGATTTAATCACTATTTCAGACGTAAGTGCATACACAGATGCTAATTTTAAACCAGATTTTCTTAGACTTAGCACTGCTTCGTTAACAGTTCCATATGACCATTATAAAACTATTTAGGTTGAAAGCTCAAAACATTGGGAACTTCATTATAATGATTATCAAGATTATTTAGATGTTTACCCAACTGAAGGCGAAGCAGGAATAACGACAGTTTATATTGGGTCTATTGATGAAGGGGGTGGCTACACATTACAATTTGATTTAATAGATGATATGTCTCAAATAATTACTAGTAAAGAACTCAGCGTTTCAGTTGGTGGAGCTACTAGTTTAGAAGTCAACCCTTGGTTCAACCAATTAGAGCCTGGTGGCGCTGCAACATTTGTAGTAAATAGTTCAACGTACTGGAGTGTGCAAGAAATTTTTAATAATTCTGGTTTAGAATTAAGTGTAAATCCAACTAATGGAACTTCTGGAACAACAACAGTAACTATTCAAGCTGAAAATGAGAGTGATGGTATGGCAGATATTTTTATTGAAAACAATAATGGTGATATAGTTTCTGCAAGAGCATATGTGGAAAAGCAATTATTAAAACTAAGTGATAATAATATTACACTAAGTCGTGGTTCTCAAACAACAATACAGCTTTATAATGATAGTAATGCAAGCTGGATTATTGAAAGCAATTCAGGTCCTTCTAATATTTCAATAAATCCTGCTACCGGCCCAGCACGTAGTATTACAACTCTATTAGTAGGTGCTCCCCTTTCAGGTCAAGCTGGAGAAAATACAATTGTTTTTGTAGATAATGGTGGAAACCAACAAAGAGCAAAACTATTCGTGACAGTAACTCAATAATTAAATAATTTATTTTTCATTTGAACAAAAACTATAATATAGAATTATGGCAGTAAAGAAAAAAGTCGTTGAAATAGATACTTAGCAAGCTGAAACTTCAGTAAAAGATCTGAGACAACAATTAAAGTCATTAAAAGACCAAATGTTGTCTGCTGAAGAAGGTACTAAAGAATATAATGATGCTTTGCAAAAAGCGGCTGATATTCAGCACACATTAAAAGAGTAGATGGAACAAGTCAATGCATCTGCAATGGACTTTGGACAGATTGCTAGTAATGCCACTAAGGCTGTTGGTGGTGTGGTTGCAGGTTTTCAAGCAGCAAAAGCAACAATGAACTTATTTGGTGTTGAAAATGAAGCAGTGATAAAGTCATTAGAGAAAATGCAAAATTTAATGGCTATTACACAAGCATTACCCGCAATAGATGATGGTATTAAAGCATTTGATAGATTATCTGACAAAATTTTATCTGTTGTAAATAGATTAACAGAAAAAACAGTTGTTGAAGAAGTAGATACAGTTGCAACAAAAGCAAATACAACTGCAATGGAAGCTAATGCAACTGCAACAAATGTTGCAACAAAAGCAACAAATAAATGGAAAAAAGCATTAGTTTCAACAGGACTTGGTGCAATATTATTAGCACTTGGTTACTTGGTTACACATTTTGAAGAAATATCAAAATGGCTTGATGAAGTGACAGGCCAAACAGATTTTCTTGGTACGGTTGCAGATGCTGTAGTTGGCGGTTTAAATGCTGCTTGGGCTGGATTAGTTCAAACTATAAAAGCCGTTGGAAGTGCAATAGTAACATATATTACTACTCCATTTAAATCTGTCTGGGCTGCAATTCAAGCATATACATCAACAGAAGGTGGTTTTGTTGATAAATTAAAAGCTGCTGGTAAGGCAATGAAAAATGGTTTCGTTTCAGACTGGAAAGATGTTGGTAATGACTTCAAAAAGATTGGTGAAGTTTCAGCTAATGCATATTAGGAAGGATTTAATAAAAACCGTGCAAAACGATTGGCTAAAAATGAAGAGGAAGCTAAAGAAATAGGTGCTGTAAGAGGTAAAGCAAAAGCAGAAGCAGAAGAAGCCGCATATAAAAAACGTTTACGTGATATTGACACACAAGAACGTGATGAAATGTTGAAACTTCAAGCAATGGGCTTGAGTTATGAAGACTATGTGGCTAAAAAGCAAGAATTAGAAGATGAGTTTACAAAGAAACGTATTGAAGCCTTACAAAATATTTTAGACACTGAAACTACATTAACTGAGCAAGAAATTGCATCATTAAAAGATGAGTTAATCAAGCTTCAAGATAGTTTATATAAAAAACCAGAAGAAACTAAGACTGCTTCTACTGAAGAAAATGCTCCAGAGGAAGTTCTCACTGCAAAACAAATATCTGAAGCAATAAATGCATCTGCATTAGCTCTTAATGATTTTAGCGATAATCCAGCTTGGGGTAATATATTGAAAAATGTTGCTACATTAACTGCAAATTGGGACACATTGTCAGAGAATATGAAAAAAATAAATTCTGACATTCCAGGTGAAGCAGAAAAAGCATATTCAGCTTATGCACAAATTGCAGCTACTGCATTATCTGCTGTTGCACAAATGATGAATGGACTTGCAGCTGAGCAAGATACTACTAATAAAGAAGGCTTTGAACAAGCAAAGAAATATCAAATTGCTGGTGCTACAATGTCAATGCTTGCCGGTATTGCTTCTGCTTGGGCATCTTCAATGCAACTTATGTTCCCTGCTAATGTTATTATTGGTTCTGCATTATCTGCAATGATGTTGGGTACTGGTATTGCTCAAATTGCTAAGATTAAAAATACACAATTTAATGGTGGTTCTACTTCTGGTTCTTCTGCTACTCCAAATACAAGTGCAGTTGCTTCAATTCAAGCACCAGTTCAATACACACAAGACGTTCAAGGTGCTAATATTGAAGGTGCAATCAAAGATACTAGAGTTTATGTGACTGAAGGTGATATTTCTTCAACCCAAAAGAAAGTTGATGTGGCTGAATCTGAAGCACGTTTCTAAATGAAATAAATATAAAAACAAATATTTTTCATTTGAACAATTATGATATACTTAGACGATAATATATATATTCCAAACTTATTAGGAATTGACTCATCACTTTATTCAATAGAAATAGTGAATAATGTTACTAATGAGAAAATCATTTTGGATGCATCAAATATTTCAAATAATGAATTATATTACTAGTTCAATTTAGATGTGTCTGGAATGCCCCAGAATGAATATACGATAGTTTTATATGATGATTCATCTTAGTGTTTGGGTAAATATTTAGCACAAAAAGGAATTAGTGATGAAGTACACAAGACTTCATTTGAAAATGATACAAAATATATTCAATTCGAACTATGAAATATTATTACATAGACATAAATGATAATGAACTTGGTTTACAAGCTATTTCTTTAGTTGATAAACCTGCAATAGAGCAAGACTTTTTGTTATTTAGTGATGAACATATTTGTTTCGCTAAAGATGATGAAAAACAAATCATTTCCGGGCCTGCACTAATAGCAGAAATGCCTATTTATAGACGTAATGCTAAAGGTGAAGAATTTTATGTTATCTTCAATAAAGAAACTATTGCAAAGTTGGTTGAAAGATACAGCAAAAATGGTTTATTTAATATTGTAAACCTTCAGCACGACCACAGTTTGTTTACCGAAAATGCAATCTTAGTTGAATCTTACTTTATCGACAAAGAACGTGGAATTGCACCTAAAGAATATGGAAGTTTGACAGATGGATCTTGGGTAGTTTCATTTAAAATCGAAGATAAAGAATTATGGGAACAAATTAAAAATGGAAATGATTTGAATGGTTTTTCTGTTGAGGTTGCCGGACACTTGGTTGAAAAATTTGAATCAGAAAAAACCGATACCCCGGAAGATGAAATAAATAAATTGATAGATGAAATATTGGAAAAATGATAATCCATATATTTTTCATTTGAACAAAAATTAAAATCATATATGATGAATAGCAAACTTTTAAAACTCGCTCGTATGGTTATGAACTTAGCTGAAGTTGAAACTGACAAAGCTAAGCTTATCATTGAAGGCGAAGCAGAAGTTGGTAAAGAGGTTTTTGTTGAAGACGAAAATGGTGAACTCGTTGCTCCAGAAGATGGTGAATACATTGCTTCTGAAAACATTTTAGTAATTGCTGATGGCAAAATTGCTGAAGTACGTGAAAAAGAAGCAGAGGAAGCTCCAGCAGAGGAACAACCTGAAGAACCAGTTGAAGAAGAACAAGAGGAACAAGAACCCGAACAACCAACCGAAGAAGCTCCAGCTGAAGATGAAAAAGATGCTGAAATTGCTAAGCTTCAAGCACAAATTGAAGAACTTAACAATATTATAGCTGAAAAAGACGAAGAAATCGGCAGACTTAAAGCTGAATTAGAAAAATCTGATGCAGAACCTGCTGAGGAACAATTAAAATCACAAAAAACTGAAACAAAGTCTTGGGTTTATAAGCCAAGATTCTAAAAAACATAAAAATTAAACATTATAAAAATTATGGCATTTGTAGTAAATACCCTTCCTGAGTATGTAGATCAAAACAAGGGAGAATTAATCTCAAAAGTAATGCTTGGCTTTGAAACTAAGAAATATATCAACGATATGCCGGGCGTAAAATACAAAAAAGCATTGAACATTCTTGCTACTGACCCAGTGCTTCAAGCACGTACTTGTGGTTGGGATGCATCCGGAAACGTATCTTTCACACAACGTGAAATGGAAGTTGCAGCTTACAAAGTAAATATGGAAATGTGTGAAGAAGAATTAAGAGAAACTTGGTTAGCTGACCAAATCCGTGTTAAAGCTGGTGCTGAAGTTCTTCCTTTCGAGGAAAAAATCACTAATCACATCGTTGAGAAAGTTCAAAACGAAATTGAAAAACTCGTTTGGAACGGTTCAACCGGAGACGGTGACTTATTTGATGGATTCTTAACAATCTTAGATGCAGAAGCTTCTGTAATTGACGTATCTGCTGGTGCTTCAGATTATGAAACTGCATTAAATGTTTACAAAGCAATTCCTGCTGAAATTTTAAACTATGCAGAAATGTTCTGTGGTAATGATGTATTCCGTTCAATCGTTCTTGAAATCACAGCTAAGAATCTTTATCATTATGACCCACGTGTTGATGATGCAAAAACTATCATACTTCCTGGAACCAATACTAAGTTACACGCTGTTAGTGGTCTTGATAATACAAAACGTATTGTTGGTGCTGACCCTGCAAACTTATTCTATGGTTATGATGGTGCTGATGACGCTGAATCATTCGATTTATGGTATTCAAAAGACAACCAAGAATTCCGCTTAGCTATTAAGTTTAATGCTGGTACTTAGGTTGCATTCCCTGACCAAATCGTTGTTTCTGAAGCTGAGTGATACTAATTTTAGCAACAAAATGAGGGTTGGTAATACGGCCAACCCTCACAATTAAAACTTACAAAAATTAAAAAGAATTTATATTATGGCAAGTTGTACTTCATATACTTTATCTGGATTAAATGCTGGATGTAAAGATTCTGTAGGTGGTGTTGCTAAAGTTTGGTTAGCTGATTTTTCAGAAGTAAGTTGGACTATTGATTCAACATCTCATCTTGCAACTCCTGATGCAACTACAGCATTTAAGGTTTATAATTTAAGAAAAGGTGCTGCTTCAATGACTTCTACTTTAACAGTAAACGATAATGCAGGTTCTTATTTCACAACTGAAGTTGCAATGAACTTCTTAAAAATGGAAAATGCAAAACGTCTTGAAGTTATGGCAATGCTTATGGGTCAATGCACAGGTGTAGTTAAAGACCGTAATGGTAAATATTGGGCAATTGGTGTAGAAAATCCTCTTGAAGGTTCTGCTGGAACTGGTGAGACTGGAACTGCTGCATCAGATGCAAACCAATATACAGTGACAATTTCTGTTGATGATGCTGAATTACCACGTGAAATCACAGATGCAACTACTATCGCAGCATTAGAAGCTATTACAATAGTTTAATATTTAATAGCATGTAAATTAAAGACTGGGAATTTTTCTCAGTCTTTTTTTATGCGAATAAATAACTTGATGGAAATATATTTTTCATTTGAACAAAAATAGTCAAAATATTATGAAAAAAGACGAAAAAAATCAAAAAACGACACAATTTTTATCATTTTCTATGGAAAATGTGGAAATTCCTCAGTTGACAGAACGTTCTTATTCAGGTAAAGATTGGTTCTATTGGGGCAAAGATAACAAACTTCCATATTATCTTTATAGTTTGTATGAAAAATCTTCTTTGATGCAGTCTATTATAAATACCACAATAAACTTTGTGGTTGGTAATAGTATTGAATCTAAATATAAACCAAATGAAGATGAAACTTGGGAAGATTTAATCAAAAATCTTGGACTTGATTATATGCTTTATGGCGGTTTTGCAATTCAAGTAATGTATAATAAAATGGGTCAAATACACTCATTAAATTGGCTTGATATGAGGAAATGCCGTACAGATGAAGAACATACTAAAGTTTATTATTCAAAAGAGTTCGCAACCAAATCAAGTCCTAAATATTTAACATTTAAAGTTTGGAAACGTGGTGAACAATATAGAAACGAATCTGCCGTATTTTTCTACACTGGTGGAAAACGTACAGTTTATCCATTACCTCGTTATTCTGGTTCTATTGCAGCAATCGAAACTTCAATTAGAATAGACAACTTCCATTTAAATGCAATTAAAAACAATTTTAGTAATAATACTATTGTTTCTTGGCATCAAGGTGTGCCTGACGAAGATACTAAGAAACGATTAGAAAAACAATTTACTGAAAAATTTTCTGGTGATGAGAATGCAGGTAGAGTAATATTTACATTTGATGATGGAAAAGAAAATGGTGTTGAAATAACAAATCTTGCAGATGATTAGTTTGATAAGAAATATGAAGCATTGAAATCACAAACTATTACTTCTATTTTCACAGGCTTTTCTGCACCGTCACAATTATTTGGTTATGCAATCACTGGAAATGTATTTAGCAAACAAGAATACCAAGAAACATTTGACCTCTATTCAAGACTTCAAATTACACCGATATAGAATTTATTTAAACGTGTATTTGAGTGCATCTACGGTCTCGAAAATGTAATAGAATTTATTCCATTTGAACTAAGTACCGAAGATAATGATGAGAATGTTGACGAAACTACAAAAAATAATCCTAATGACAACAATGAATAATATATTACTTATAAGTGAAAAGACAATTAAAGAAAACTCTCTTGTGTCAAACAATGTCGATGGAAAATATATACAAAATGCCATTAGGACTGCACAAGATATTTCATTACAACCAATAATTGGACAAAAGTTATTTGAGAGACTTTGTGAAGGTGTATCAGAACAGAATTTAACTGAACTTGAAACTGAACTTATTTCAACTTACATTCAACCAGTTTTATTAAATGCAGTAATGAGTGATTTAGTGCTTCAATTATCATATAAATTTAGAAACTTAGGCACTGTCCAAACCACAGACACTAATATAATGATTCCAAGTCTCTCTGACTTAGAATATATTAGAAACGATTACTCATTAAAATGCACATTTTACCAAAATCGTTTAAGTGATTTTCTTGAAGCTAATTGTACTAAGTTTAAACAGTACCCAGGTTGCGAATGTGGAAAACTCAAAGCTAATAGAAACTCATTCAAAAACCCATTTGTGCTTTAAAAATAATTATATTTGAACTATGAATTTTATACAAATAATGAAAAGATTGGAAGCATACTCAATATCACTTCCTTATGTTAACGAAGTGAACTTAGGGGATGTTTATGAATATTTAAATGGAAAACCTAATGTGAAATATGCTTCAGTTAACATAGATATAAATAATTCTGTCAGAAATGATAATTTGATTAGTTACTCTGTCTATTTGTATTATGTTGACAGATTGGCTGAAGACAAATCAAACTGGATGGAAGTAAAAACCACAGCAGAATAGACTTTAAATAGTATTATAAATTATGCAGCAAAAATAGGAGACGTGAATGATGGGTGGACGATAAACTATTTTGAGCAACAATTTGCAGACTATTGTGCTGGTGGTTATGTTCAGTTTAATTTAGAAGTTCCAAATGTGATGGGTGACTGTTTAATTGACGAATATGAAGAAGGAGAAATTGTTTATCCAGATTATCCTGAACATAAAATTATTGATGATGATGTTATTGTAAAAGATAAAACTTGGTCTTCATTTAAAATAAACGAAGTTATTGTTGATCTAAGCACAAATCTTTATAATAATATAAATAATGTTAATGAGAGAGTAACTGAATTAGAAACAACCGTAAATAATTTAGATACTAGTGTTTCTGATTTGAACACAAGAATTGAAACAATAGAAGGAGAATTAAGTGATTTAGATGAGTTTACATGTGGAACTATTGAACCTACTACTACAAACTTCGTTGAAGGCACATCTTATACAATTCACGAAGCATTGCAGAGAACTGCTAACTTATTTGAAGGCTATCAAGGTGAAATTGATGATATAAATAGTTTAATTCCAAATCAAGCAACTGAACAAAACCAATTAGCAGACAAAGCATTTGTTAATTCAACTGTTAATACCAATGCTGCTAACTTCCGCGGTAACTGGGCTAATTGGGAGAGTGTTCCAATAAACGTTAATCAATACCCTGAAGATTTCGCAGGTAATAGGACACCAACTAATAATGACTATATGGTTGTTCAAGATGCTAGTGATTATGCGAACCCAGAAGAACTATCATACGAATTGACAGTTGTCAATTTGTATCCAACTAAAGGAATCACAATAGGTGTTACTGATAGTTTTGGTACATATAATGAGTATTTCTATAATGACGGTTTTCTAAACACTTGGAAAAGCATATCACCAGAATACTCTCTTAAATATAAAGCAAATTCACCTGGTTTATGGTATATTAAAACCAACAAGCCTGAAGATACTCATATTATTGTAAATAAAGATGTGTATGAAAATGCAAATAATGGTGTGTTCATAATAAACACTAATTACACCACACCAGTTATTGTTGGTTTACCTGCTTCAGCAGGACAATATCAAGGTTCTTGGCGTTTTGTTTATGTAGGTGAATGGGCAACAAGGGGTAGATTAGGTTGGAAAATACAATATAAAATTGGTTCTTCATTTACAGCAGCACAACAAGCAGCAATAGATTCAACTATAACGGTAGAAAAAGTTGCTACTTATGATGGCTATGGAACAGATATAACAGCACTTCAAACAGATAAGTTAGATAAGAATTATACTGCTAACAAGATATATGGTACTGATTCATTAGGTGCGCAAACGGTTTATACTTTAGGTGATGGACTTGGATTTAATAATGGACAAATTGTAAACACAAGAACAAGTGCGGCTTGGGGAAATATCACAGGTACTTTAAGTAATCAAACTGATTTACAAAATGCGCTTGATTCAAAACAAGATGTGTTAACTGCTGGCGCAAATATTATTATTTCTAACAATGAAATAAGCGCGGTAAGTCAACAAATAAATATACCTAATAATATCCTTAGCCAAGAATTAAATGCTAACATATTGTATGTATTTGAAAACAGAACAAACAATTTGACTATTACTTTAAAGGCTGCTGTTGCAGGTGCAATTAACGAATATCACATGTTTATTTATTCAGGCAACACTGCACCTACCGTCACCTGGCCGTCTGGATTGAAATGGTACAATGATGTTGTGCCAATAATTATACCAGATAAAATATATGAAGTGTCAATCTTGAATAATACAGTAATATTTATTGAAATTTAATTTGATTATATATGAGTGAACAATACATAAATATGATATTGAAAAGACGCAGATTGTTGATGGAAAATTTTGAATACCCTGAAGCAAGGACTATTTTCTATCAAACAACCAATGATGCAATCATAACGAAAAATCCAGTTGGTAACTTTAATGTATTATTGAAAGATGAAAAATTTAAAGATTATTTTATTAAATTTTATCGAAATAATGTAACACGACTATCAGGACGTTCTTTTCAAGGAGAAACTAGATTATCTTATGTTAAATTACCGTCAACATTAACTGCTATTACATATCTTGATTTTTATGGTTGCAGTAATCTTAAAACAGTTGTTTTATCTCCAAATATGACTAACATTGGTACTTGGGTGTTTCAAAACTGTGGAAACTTAGAGATGGCTGAATTACCATCAAACCTGACAAACATTGGTGAGAATGCTTTCTATAATTGCGGAAAAGTAACATTTAATGAATTACCTACATCCTTGCAAACTATTGGTGCAGGTGCTTTCTATAATTGTACGTCTGCATTCAGTAATGGTGAAGTGTTTATACCTGCGTCAGTTACAACAATCGGTAATAATCCCTGGTCTGGAATTACACATATAGAAAATATCAATGTTGATTCAAATAATCCATCATTCTATTCAATTAACGGGGTTTTATTTGGAACAACAAGACTGATGTATTGCCCGCCTTTAAATGCAACCAGCAATTTAATTATACCTAGTGGTGTTACATCAATTGATGGTGAGGCTTGCAGACAGTGCAATAATTTGACTTCCGTGACAATCCCTGATAGTGTTACTAGCATTGGAAATCAGGCTTTCGGCACTTGTTCATCATTAAGAAGTTTAGTATTGCCCCAATCATTGGTTACGATAGGTGAAGACTGTTTTAGAGGTAATGGTTCACTACATATTAGTGAAATACCTGAAAATGTTGAAACAATTGGACGTTACTCATTTATAGGTATGCCAAGCCAAACCACTAAAATTTTACGAACAACCAGTAAAATTGAGATTACAGGCAATGGATACGCTGGTTTTAGTGGTACTCTTTTAGTTCCAAATAATTTATTGGCAGAATATGAAGCCGATACTAAATGGAGACAAGGTGTAGTAGTAAATTTTGTTGGTTATGAACCTTAAAAGAAAAAATAATAGGAATCAAGAAATTCCTGCATACCTATGAGAAATATACACAATAATAAGTTAAACAAATACAAACTTTAATAAATTATGAACAGTGATTATGATGTAAGATTAGCAACATTAGAAGCAATGGGTGGAGACACTACAAAAAATTATGCTTCTGTGTATGATATAGACTTGGAAATACTACGACTTACTGAACAAGGTGGTGGTGGAAATATCACAATAGATAATGATTCTATCGTTTTAGATGAAAACAATCACATTGCAGTTTCTTCTGAATTGATAAACTATATTATATCTCTTGAAACACGTATTTATGCATTAGAGCACCCAACTACTATAGAATAATTCAAATAATGCATGCATATACAAAATAATGGGAGTCCAAAAGATTCCCATTATTTATTTTTCATTTGAACAAAAATGACTAATTGAAAAACTCCACTAAAACTAATTATTAAATAACAAATGAAAATGAATACTGAAACCAAAGATTGGATTAAATTTATATCATCGATAGTGTTACTTGTTGCTGGAGTTGTCCTAATTTTTATTTCTATTTATCTTCCACCATTAGGTGAAATACACACTTCTGTGCTTACCGTTATTGGTGAAATATTTACATTTGTTGGAGCTGTCTTTGGAATAGGTGAATATGCTGCAATCCAGATAGCGAAAATAAATAATAAAACAGAAGATAAAAAAGAAGATTAAAACTATGGCTTACCCTTGTGACTTACCTGCTAATATGGGTAATACTGACATATTTAGAGCAATTTATGCAAAACTTTCAGACATAAATCCAAGCACTGAAACAATAGAATAGAAACTTGACGTTATTCAAGATTAGCTTACAGTTGTCAATAATAATATTGAAGCAAATACATAGGCAATCAAAGATATTTCAATAAATGTTGATATTCATTCTAAAGACATACAGAGCATTACTAAAGCAATCAATAAACAAACTAAAGCGATTGAAAACATTTAGATCCATATTGATACTAGTGATTTGAATGATTCTGTACAATTGGTTGCTGCAAAAGTGGAAGATGGATTTGTAAAAACCGTTGAAGCAATTAAATCAATTCAACCCGGTCCAACACCTCCAGTTCTACCAAGACCAGTGCCACCTTGCCCACCACATCCACATCCTTGCCCAGAGTCTGAACCAATATTTTATCCGGTTACTATTGGTTTGCCAGCACAAAAATGTTTCAAGAATCTAGTATATAACAAACTAAAACCTCATTATAAAAGGTGTGAATATAAACCAAAAGAACCAAAAGAACCAAAATATAAATGTAAAACTTTTGTTCCTTTAGAAGCAAGACCTAATAGCCCTGAAAATTTTGACCCTTTACATACTCCTCATAATCCGTATTGTCCACCTTTTGGCTCTAAAAAACGTGAATATAATCCAAAAATTAGATATCCTAAAGATTTTTAAAAAGCTCATCCTGGGACACCGTTTTGGGTTAATATAATAAATTATATTAAATGATTATTTCGCATCACCAGATGTCACAGAAATAAGCCAGAAATGAGTTTTTTATTTGGAAGTATCATTTAATTTTTGTATATTTGCACCACATTTCAAAATTTATACAAAAATGGCAAAGAATGACAAACCCACAGTGGACTCAATGGTAGAGCTTTTGAAGCCCGGTTTTGATGCTTTAATGAAGCAAGGAAAAATCACACAAAAAGAATTGAAAACTAATCGTAAAAAGAAATGAAATATTTCAAATTTATAGAAATGATACGTTCATCTAAAGCAGATGAATTTGGAATAGACAACTTCCCTAAGTAGTGTGATATTATAGACAATATCATATTTACTATGGAGTGTCTGGATGACATACGTGAATAGTATGGTCTGCCTTTATATATTTCGTCCGGGTACAGGTGTGATGAGTTAAACAGAAAAGTTGGCGGAAAAGAAAAATCACAGCATAAAAAAGGACAGGCAGCTGACATAAATTTAGGCAGTGTTGAAATGAACCGAGCTTTCTTCAACTGGTGTTGTGTCAATATTAAAAACCTGCCTATCGATTAGCTAATAGATGAATCACATTATTCTTGGGTTCATCTTAGTTTCACAAAAGAAAATCAAAGACACCAAGTTTTACACCTATGAAAGCATTAAATTGGATCATAGGAGTATTGCTTCTGGTGTCACTAATTTTCAATGGATTATAGTTTTATTATATAAGACATTTGGATGCACCAGAGTGTGTCTATTTGACTGATACAGTCACTATTAAGCAAGATAGTATCATAACAAAAACAAAATGGAAAACTAAGTTTGATACTATAATAGATGTTCAGTATAAAGACACAATTTTACACGACACTATATATATGCCGATTGAACATAAAGTGTCAGAATTTGAGCTAAAGAAAGACAGTTTTGAATTAAAACAGAAAATACATCACAGTGGGTGGCATACTAATATTGATAGTGTAGAGTGTAGTTATACTCTTAATTATGAGATAATGAAACCGAAACCTAAAAAAATAGGCCTTATATGGAATATAGGCCTATATGCAGGTTATGGAATAAACTTTAATAATGGACAATATTATTTCAGTCCAGAAGTCGGTGTAGGCGCATCAATCGGGTTGGGAGGTTTTATAAAGTAATCTGCCAGTTTCATCATAATAATATGTTTCATTATTTACTTTTACGCTATATACAATTTTCCCATTTATAAAGTTTTTTATAAAATTATGTTGCACTTTAACAGTATCAGATTTAATCTCTGCTATTTGTTCTTGTTCAGTATCATCATAACTTATATAATTTATAGTTACACACGAACTTAAACTAATTGTCATTAAAAATGTAAATAAAATCTTTTTCATAATCTTAAATGTTTTAATGTTTAACTTTGTATATTTATAGACATGCTTTCTATTTTGTTTCAGAAAAATGCAAAAAATTTTAATAAATAAAACAAAAAGCTATTATGGAAACCAAACTTTATTACACTAAAGATGAGGTACTTAATAAAACTCACTTTAAATTTGTCGATAACGGAAAAGACATTTATTTGTACTAGAATGATGGAAACTTTGAAATATATAAATCATTGTTTCTATTAAAACCAAATGCAACTGAGCTTATAGAAGTATATGTAGAATTGAAAGTTTACATGGTAGTGGTTGAGCATTTGAATAATAAATCAAGCAGATGGATGAATGAATTTAATGCATATGTTTTTTATAGTGTAAAAGATTATTTTGAAAAACTAGAAGAAGCTAATAAAAACAGATTGTTCTGATATGAAGCAATATGAACTAATTGGAATGAATGTAGCAAGTAATAAGAACTCAAAACGAATAGTCAGAGGAAGACTGATTAACAGTAAACTTGCAATGGATTATTATAATTTCGTTATTCCGAAACTTGAAGAAATAAAGCCGGAACTAATGGAAGATTTGGCTAATAAAGAAATGCCTTACCGTTTTCACTTTTATTATATAAGGAAAGACAAAAGGCATTTTGATTATTGTAATGTGGTTTAGATCCTTGCAGATGCTTTTTAGAAAATCGGAATATTAGAAGATGATGATATGAATCATTTTGTTCCAGTCTTTGATGGATATGAAGTTAATGGAGATAATCCAGGTGTTAAGTTTTGGGTTAATTAAAAGAGTTCAGTTGAGTTTGACTTAACTGGCTTTTTTAATATAACTATATTTGGTTTTTCTGGTTCAGGTTCAAACGGAATGTTTAACTATAAGTTAGGTAACAATGAATCTAGACCTGAAGTAGCTAGTTGCATAACAGGTGGATTAGGTTTTAGTTTAACAGGTAACATAGTTTAAATAGTTTATTTAAATATTTATTGAAGAATAAAGAAGCGTAACATTATTACAAAAAATGGTACTTTTTGTATATCTGTTTTAATTATTTATATATTTAATATAAACTATTACTTTATTATAGCTCCACAGATATACAGTTTGTACCATTTTTAGCAAATTGAATTTTTAACAAAACGAACTTAAATAAATAATAAAAGAAACCTATTTTAGAAGTTGCAAAAAACTTTTTAGAACCGAAATAAATAAAATATAAAGATGTTTTTATAAAGCTCTCACACCTTTAATGCATTATAAAAACGAAATAAATAAAAAGAAGATTAGTTGGTTTTGTATTTGAAAGTAGAAGGTGTGAGCTACGAGTAAAATACAGAACCAATTTTATAAAAACAAACTCACACCGATATGAACTAGATTGACAAATTTTTCGATTGCTACATCGATTTACAAACACAAACATTCAATCAAATCGTTTTAGAATGGGGTAAATCTTCAGTAACCTTAAAAAGATGGTTGAATACCTATCATCCAGAAATATTAAATAATAAAGATTACTCTAGAAAAGCTGGTCTTAATGCTGACATTTTCTTACCTTACCGTAATAATGGTTTATGGTCAGGTTCTGATGCTATATCCAGATTAAAACTTGCTGTTAAAGCCGAAGTTGTTATTATATTCAGTAATGCCGAATTAACCGAAATAGAACAATAGGTAATTTATAAGACTGAATGTTTACGTTTATGGACCAGAATAAACTCATTAGTAACTCCATTTTCATTTGAACAATTTAAAAAATTATTAGATGATTGTTACACTGAAGTAATAAATAATTGGGATGATGAAGTTTGCATGTTGCAACAAAAGCAAGAGAGCTTCAAACCCAAAAGAAAACAAACCTTATATCATTATACAGTTAACGATTTTGATAATATATATCCATTTATGACTTTACGTGAAGCATATGAAGATTGGATGGAATACAAATTCCCATATTTATTAAAACATTATAAAGATGAAAAACTTAGAGCATTCAAAGTTGAAGCAATGCAAAATGAGTGGAGTGCTGAATTAAAAGAAACCAAGTTTAAAAACCTCAATGCAGACTTAGAGCTCATTAAAATCAAAGAACCAAGTAAACTTGCATTCAGAAAATTGCTTGACCGTTATAACATTCAATATAAGCAAAAATAGCACAAATTAGCAAAGTGAATTTTTTCAAAACGAACTTAAATAAATAATAAAAGAAACAATAAAAATTAACAAATAATAATTATGAAAAGATATATGACCTGGCACGAGTACGTAACCAAATACCCAAGACCTAAAAGATATGATTGTGATACATATTCAAAAACTATCGCTCAATAGTATGCAGCTAAAATTTGCAATTGTACATGCACATATTTTTCCACTTCAGTTGAAAATAATAGTTGTGATTTTGATATGTACAATAATTTAACCGGAAGAAAATTTGTTTGTGAGCTCAAAGATAGATGGAGCTTCAAATCCACAGATTATAATGACCACATATTTGAAAAGAAAAAATTAAACGGTTTGCTTCGTAAAATTAAAAATGGTGAAGGAGAGCGAATAGCATTATTTTCAATATATGATGATGGAGTTTTGAAAGTTACTGCTAATGTGCTTGATTAGTTAATTGGTTTTAAACAAACATATGCACCAAACACCACAGCTTTGGAAGATCATACTTATATAAATAAAAATTTCGTTTTAGTGAAACCTCAAGCTCTACATTACATATATATATTAGATGATGATGAAGAAAAAGATAAAACAAAATTTTCTGTGCTTTTCTTTGATAAACCTTAGGATGTTAAAAAGTTAAACGAATAGTTGGAACAAAGTGAAAAAGTGCAAGCATTATTCTGATAATAAATATAAAAAGAAACTGATACTGATTATGAGTTACCCATTTGAAGATAAAACTGCATTGAATCATAGAAAAGAAACTAAAGAACAAAGTGCTGAAGAACTAATATATTAGCACGATATAAAGATTCAAGAATTAGACACAAGATTGCGTTCACTAGAAAACTTAGTAAATGAAATGCATAATAAAGTTGCTCCTGTGTGGTGGAGCTAGAATAACCACACTTGATTATTTACCATAATTATTTAAAGTTATTTTTTATTTTATTTTCCCATCATTTGTCGAGATGATAAGTGATGGTTTTTTCGTATAAAATGTTGCAAAAAGCAGTCATTTTGTAAAGTGAGCTTGCCAATTTTCACTTTCTGTGAACTTTTTTCATCCCGGATTTTTCCGTGTCGTGGAATTGTTATAATTTTGCAATGTCAATCAGTTAAAACACTGATTTACGGGAAGTTACCGTTATAACTTAAAGCAGAACTTTAACATTATTAACAACATAAAATTTTAAAACTATAGCAACAAAAAAAGAACAGATGGTTATGAACCTCATCAATCGCAGAAATTATTTCCTTACACTTATAGGTGAAAAACCTGTAAAGTATAGTGAGTATGAAATTTCTTCGCAAGTACGTAAGAACTCAGTGACTGACCTTGAAAGTCAAATGAAAAGCCTTGAGCATTCTATCAAATTAGCAGAAACTAAAACTGCTGCTGATAAATATTGGGCAGAACATAAAGAAGAAAAACAACAGCTTATTGACAAAAAAGCAGAGATTGGTGCAGGTTACAAACAGGTTCAAGAGCGTTACCTTGAGAAATTTAACAAGTTGGTTGAATCTATGAACATGCACGTAACACATATGTCAACCACTAATATTGAAATTTCATCTAATGTAAATCCTCGTTATCACTTTGATATATACTATAATGCAAACTGGGGTGAAGATAATCGCGAGATTAAAATAAACTATCCTTGCTATGGTAGTTTTAACCCTGCTAAAGACCGTGAAATGAGTGATTATTTAATGGCAATGGCGGTGTTTGCATACAACCTCAGATTGCAACAGGAATTTAAAGAGGCTTTGGACCAATTCAATGATGAAATGGAAGCCATTAGAAAAGCTGTTAATGAAATTGACAACTATATTAAAAACCCAATTAATCTCTAATCATTATGACCCAAATTGAATTAGAAGCTTATAACGCTGTTAAGCGTATGGCAAAAGAACTTGAAACTCTCAATAAAAATATTGAGAAACTAATCGAATGTTTAACTAATAAAACCAAATGAATTATGATTACATCTTTTAAAATTAGTTCTCTGATGGGAGAACCTTCAATTAAATTAGAAAACAGTATTACTTTAGACCGTATGCACGGAACCGTTCTTGTTGGCAAAGTTGAGAATGGCCAACTGTTATGGATCGAGAATTTCGACAATCTTCCTGAGAAGGGTAAAGATTTGTTATTCAAAATGCTTAAGGCACGCAAGGTTATTATGAGCTTTGATGTTCAGTTTAACATTATCACTAAAGGTATTGTTGTTAATGACAAAGCAAAACCTGAAAAAACTCCTAAGCATTATGAAAGTTGAGAATTGGACAATTCAAGAGTTAACCGGGTACGTGCCTAAAACCACATTCTATACAGATTTCAGTATAGCAGACCAGTTCGGAACTAATGCTATTCAAGATACTTTTAACAGGGCATTTGAAAGCTGGAAGTCCAATGTTGAGTACCTGACAGAATTGGTAATGGTTCTGAACTGGAAGATTTGGAGATGGCACGGACATAAAGAAGATTATGCCACACTATATGATAAGCTCTGGAAGCAAGCAGACCAGTATTGTATGGACAATCTTAAAGGTTCAGATTTAACGTATTACATTCAAACCACAGACTGATATGGCATCACCACTAACATCAGAATGTTTAAAAGGACCAGGATGTCCACCCGGTGTAGATTTAAGAGAGTGCACTAAATGGCCTAATAACTGTCCATTAGTCCACGTACAAGGTGACAGTATTATTTTGGAAAGTCCACAACAGAAGTTATTTCCGGATATACAGGATGACCCAGAATGATGCGAAACTGATAAGTAATATAATTTATTAGCAAAAAGAAAAGAGAGCTTTCAGGGCTCTCTTTTTAATTATAGGTAATTTTCCTGTTTATATGATTGGGTCTTCCAATATTTAAGTTCCGGCTTCTCCGCAACAACAACCGGTTCATATCCTTGTTTCAAAAGGCCATTACGGGTTATGTTCTCGCGCATCCAGCCTAGTGCAAAGTCTGAATATATGTGCTTTTTCCATCCGTTACTGTACAAGGAACTCATAAATGCAGAGACTTGGTTTCCTTTCAGTTTAGACAGGGTTTGTGCCAACTGCATATTTGCAAAACTGCGATTGTGGCTGTTATTCATTATCGGACTGAAATCTCTTTCAGTACTTTTTAAAGCATCCTTGATGAACTCGTATGCCATATCATTCCAGAACTTCTCGTTCAATTGCTCCAACAGACGGTAATTGAAGTTCTGTTCGTCCTTTTTGCCGTTGACCCATAAATTTCCGGTCAGGATATTTTCAACAGAGAATGGCATATAGTACCCTTCGTAAGCGAAGAAATGATTGTTCTTGCTGAAATAGGTTGAGTTGCAATAGTCCTCGATATGGGAACAGGAAATTTTGGGATTGTCTCTGTGTGCATCTGCGATGCTGTTATAAATTTTAGTTGCATAATTGTAGTTTCCCTTTTCGTCAAACTCACCTTTGATAGTCCACACTTTTGGGCTGTTTTCGAATCGGTCTAATAATTTTTTTGTTGCCATAATTTTAAGACAGTTTTTGCCGAGTGTCTCTCGTTTTAAAATTTTTTATTGTTATCAGTTATAATTTGAGCCGGACCTACGTTAATAGTGATAGATACCTGTGCATTCGGATTTAAACGGTTCAGTTCTGATATAAGTTTATGGAACTCGTTAACCGTATAATTTGGAATTGTCAGATCACAAGAATCTGATTTGATAGTTACGTTTTTGATACGCATAATTTTGGGACAGTTTTTGTCGAGTGTCTCTCGTTTTAAGTTTATTTTTTATTTTGATTAGTTTATAGTTTGGACCAGAGAACTGGAGATTTTACTCTCCAAGTTCTCCTGTATAAAGGATCATTTGTCCGTTTGGTCGATCGAAGATCTGGAGTAAAATGTAGGTTTCTCCGTCCATTTTAACGATTTCTCCGATTTGGATGTTGGATTCTCCTGATTTCGGTCTCATCCGTTTGATTCCTTGATTTTTAGTGAGGTTGTAAAAAATGTACAGTTTGGGTTCATTACTTTTTTTAATCTTTTTAATAACAAAATTTTTACTCATCATAATTTTAAAAATTTTAAAAATTTAACATCATTTAATTTCGAGAATGTTATTACGGAATCAGAAAAAAGTTTGGTTTAGGCCCTAAAAAAGTTGTATAATCTTAAAAATAGTATATTTCTTCTTAATAATCGTATATAAAAATTCATTCTAAGGTACCAGATTTGACACCAGACACACCGAAATAACCCAGTAATATAAATTATTAGGCTAACAGAAAAGAAGTCCCCAGAATCAAATTATAATCTGGGAACTAAAAGCAGTAAGAAACGAATGGGATGTGCCTTATATTAACAGATTAACGAAAAACGTATATATAAGAACCAGAATTTGCCTGATATAAACTAATAAAAAAGAAATAAACTCAGATATAGATATATAAGATACAGAGATAATACACCTATAATATAAATAAAGCAAGCAAGTAAATTTTATATAATAAGATAAATCACTCCAGGACACATTAAATCAGATAAGATATATAAATCTATTATACAGATAGTTTCGAATCACTAGAATGTGAATAAGGACTATCAGGAATATTTTTAAATAATTTATATACTCACGGAAATCGGATATCCGGCTAATGTGCTGATACTAGTCAAGTCTAAGGAATAATAATAGAAATAAAGCATTCTAATAGGTTTAAGTTTGTTCAGGTTCTTCAGGAAATCGCAGGAACGCGGGATATCTGGGCCCTCTGGGCCTTGCTAAGTGCACATAATTTTGTTTGAAAAAAAAATCGCAAATTTTGAAACTTTTTCAGATTCCAGAATAACATATAAGTCTCATAGTTATTAAGGGAGCTAAATCCGAGATGGACTAAGCTCCCATTTTTATTTAGGTTTGCCGATTTTATCAATTATAATATAATTGATAATTATATACTATATTGACCTAAAACAGGCGATTACCTGATTACCGAGCTACGCTCATTAGCAGATTTATCGCAATAATTCCATTTACTCACCAAAAGCCAATAATCAGATTTGGTTAAAGAATCAGATTACTCAGATTGGATCAGATTGGATCAGATAATCAGATGAATCGGGTTTCCGGTTTTTCTGCTAATCTGCTGGTCTGTCCTATTATATACGCGCGTATTGACATAATGACAAATGTCAATTTTAGGACAAACTTGTATATAATTATCAATAGTATTAGAACCCATTCTGGTGCATCCAATTCAATTTTAGGTTAAAATGTCAAAATGATACAAAAACAATCATTTTTGTAACACACTTTTGAAAAGCCCTATAGGTTTTTCGAATGGTCAGTTACATTTTGTAAACTATTTTGAATAAAAAGTATCATAATGACAAAATGACTGCTAATGTGCATTTTATTGTCAAAAAATTTTCATATGTCGAAAATTTTTATTAAATTTGCAATGTATTTTAAAAGCAATATAACATATGAAACCATTAGTTAAAAAGCTTGACAAAAAGCACCAACAAAGCATCATTTACATCACCTTACACGCTAAGGAAATCTTCAATAGGCTAAGATGGCCAAACGGTGTAAGATGCCCTTATTGTGGTGAAGTTCATTGTTGGACCTATAAGAACGGTATGCACAAGTGCTCTAAATGTGGAAAGCGTTTTAGTGACACCAGTTCAACCCTTTTTCACGGTACTAAGGTTCCTATTGCTTATTGGTTAGTCGCTCTCTATTTGCTTACAATGGGCAAAGGATGCAGTTCTGAAGAGCTTTCAGCTTATTTAGGTATAACACAGAAGTCTGCTTGGTTCTTATTACATAAAGTAAGGGAAGCATTCAGACCAGATGGAACTGTATTGGAAGGTGATGTAGCTGTAGATGAAGTTTATTTAGGTGGTAAATGGTCTAGTATAATACTGCCTAAGAAGATAGATATTCTTAAGCGTTATGGTTTATGGTATGAAGGTGATAAAGAGAGAACCTGGCACAAAAAGAATATACGTAGAGCAATATCTGAATATAAGCAACCTGTCTATGGAATGAATGATGGTAAGAATATTGTATTGATGGCGGTTCCTAATAGGTTTGATTCTAAGGACCTGTTAGATATTACATTAAAGCATACAGGTAATATTCAGCACTTAGTTAGTGACCAATCTATATTATATAAAGAGATTGCAGAAACAGGTATTGATGTGATCCAAATGAACCATAGTAAACGAGAGTTCCATAATGGTGAATATTCGAGTAACAGAATTGAAGGAACTTTTAGCCATTTGAAACGCAGATACAGATGCAACTATGTGAGACCTGAGAAAAAATATATCCAGCTCTATCTGAATGAATTTTGTTTCAGATGGAATCACAGAGATAATACCAGCATAGAGAGATTAGCCGATAGTATTGGTTTATGTGTCACTAGAGGACGTGTAACCAATAAGGATATATGTAACTATAATTGGTTAAGTTCGTATCACCAGAGGAAACCAAAACGTAGAGAGACTTTAGAGGAATGGTTTGAAGCAGGTATTAAATGGCCTGACATATATAGTAGTATGACAATACAAGGTGTAGAATATACTAAAGAAAGATTTGAAGAACTAAAGTCTAAATGGGAAGCTAAAAGAGATATATGGCATATAGATGAAAGTGAACTAGTTTTTTAGTTTAACTAAGTAGGTAGTTCCATTTTAAACATTAAATAGAAAAAATAAATAATTCAGTATTAAATAATGTGCCATAAAATGGTACATTCTGTATATCTGTTTTAATTATTATATATATTAAATAAACTATATAAACTAGTTAACTAGTTTAGCAACCAAAATTTTAGACCTGTTTTAGACACTTTAGAAAATTGAATTTTGACCAAAAATTTCTTAAATAAATAATATATAGAAGCAATAAAAATTAAACCTCACACAACTATGATTACATTATTATCTATAGCATCTGTTTTAGCAACATTATTAAACGTTACCGTTATTTTTGGAGCAGGTTATGTAACTGCATATTACATCCAATATTTAAAAAATAAAAAATCAAACATTACATTAAATGAAAAACCCAAAGAAGCTTGATTTGAATACAGAATCACATTTTAGCTAGAGAGTTCCTAAAAAACAAAGAGAATATTTAAAGAAGCTCTGGACACCACCAGAGAATAATGATGCAGACACAATTCTGAATTGGCTCTATAACAGAGGGCTGGTTCAGAATTATGTTCGTAAATTAGAGTATGAAACCATTGATGAAGATACTATATAGGACGAGATTCAAGAAGTTTGGCTTTACCTAATAGAAAAGAAAGACAAACTCAAAGATTTATATGATACACAAGGAATCACAGGTTTGACTGCCTATGTTTCCGGTATTATTGCAAGACAGGTTCATTCTAATAGTTCCCAGATTTATAATAAATATAAAAAGGGATTCAAAATCTTCAAACATATATCAAACAAAACTTGGGAAGTCTTTGATAATACTGGTGAAATGATTCCCACTAATTATGATTATTTGACTGAGGAGACACTTGAAGATATAGTGATTAAAAATATATATAATAATAAAGATGAGTAAAAAAGGAAGACCTAAAATAGACAGACCTATTGAAGAACTGAATTATACTACATTTTAGCAAGATATAACAATGTTCCGAAACTATTTAATAGATGTGATAAATGATGAAGAAACAGAAGACCCCAATATCCCAATTATCAGGAAATTCCTATCAATGGAGATCTGGGCCTAGAATCTGTTTATCATATATCTATTAAACAAAGATAAACACAATACTGCGAACAAATTCACATTCAAAGCCCTTGCCGATTTATTGTAGGTTGACAGAGGTGAATTGATGCGAAAAATTAAAGATATAAAAAATGAACTGAAGATATGATATTAAATTTGATTTGTATATGGATTATTTGCGTCGTGGTGATAGATATTTCAGGTTTTATAGATTCTATTAAATACGGAATTTCCTATCTCCTGACAAAGGGAAAAATCCCATCATCAGATTATAGGATTAAACCGCTCGATTGTAGTTTCTGTATGAACTTCTGGATTGGTTTAATTTATATTATCTGTATTGGGTAGTTCTCATTACCGGCAGTTGCATTTATTTTGATGCTCTCTGTCTTTACTCCTATTTTGAAAGATATTATTATTCTTTTGAAAGATATATGTATAAAAATTATTGACAAATTCTATGACTAAAGAACAACACGATAAACTTATTAAATATGAGCAGATTTTTAGAACTGCAATTGACTCAAACTATTATAGATCTATGGACAGTCGATTTGCGAGTGATTTTATTGCTATGTGTCGTGAATTGAATGTTTATATTAAACCAAGTTGTCCATAGTGTGTGCTCAAAGCTTTACAGACAATGGGCAAACTATATTTTGAGTATAAAGAACCTGAAAAAGAGAAACCCATTCAGGACACTCCAAAACCAATAGATAATAAAACTATTACTAAAACAAATAAAGTGTCCCAGAAGTCACAGAAACAACCAAAGAAAAAGAAATGATGATTAGTTATGTCAAGTAAAAAAGATAATTATATAAACAGAGACTTTTCTCACGATAGAGACAGGTTTGATTCTAATATTACATTATAGGCAAGAGCAATGATTATTGCAGATGAGATTGCCAAAGGAACCTTATATCGTTAGATTGTGAAGAAATATATGGAAGAATGGGGTGTTTCATATAATTATATGCATTCCATTATTACTGAATCCATTAACATGTTCAATAATGAAGCCATATATAAGAAGTTGAAGGATATAAATTTAGACAGATTGACTGATATATATGCAGAAGCACGTGAGCAAGGTGACTTAGATGTGGCAATTAAAGCTGTCGATAAGCTGAATAAAACTGCCGGAATATATGATACAGATAAAACTTAGGTTCAGGTTCAGACAGATGATAGTAATATTGTGATAACATTTGGTGGTGAATCAGTAGAATCAGTTGAAGCTAAGTTTAATTAGAAGCCTGAAGAGGCTCCATTTAATGAAGTGGACAGTCTGATAAACGAAGCTTTAGATAAAAAGTAAAAATTTGAATAATGAATATCACATTACCAAAAATGTTTAGTTGGCAATAGAAGGTTTTCTTAGGGTTGAAGAACCATTGGAAAGATTCTATTCACGTAGTCAAGTCAAGACGTCAGTGTGGCAAGTCAATTTTAGCAGAATTGATTGGAATGTATTATTGTATCTAGAATAAAAACTTTAGATGTTATATTATTGAGCCAACATTCAACCAAGCAGATAAAGTTATGAATGAAGTTTGGAAGATGTGTAAAGGTCAACCATTCTATTATAAAAAGAACGATATAAAAAGATAGTTACTATTCAAGAACGGTGCTGAAATACGATTGTTCTCAGCTGAGCAAGGTGTGGATGCATTGCAAGGTTATACATGTGAGTTGCTGATAATAGACGAAGCTGCATATTTAAGTGAAGATATTATAGATGCAATATTTCCGTATGTGAATACTACTAAAGGACCTATTGTTATGTTCTCTACACCAAGAACAAAGTCTGGATAGTTTTATAATTATTATTCGATGGGATTAAGTAGTGATGAAAATATTTATAGTTACGACTGGGCAACTGAAGATGTTTCTGAATTGCTTAGTCCTTCCAAACTTGAATTGTACCGAAAAACTGTTGACCCATTAAAGTTTAAAACTTATTATTTGGGTTAGTTTCTTGATAATGAATCAGATTTCTTTGGTGATTTCTCACAATGTGTCAAAGATAAGCCAAATATTTGTTTGGAACCAGTAGTATTTGGTATTGACTGGGCTGGTTCAACTGGTGGTGACTACACTGCCATTTCTATTATTGGACTTAGTGGACAACTTTACGATATTAAATATTTCAATGATAAGGATCCAAAACAAACTATTGCTGAAATATTAAGATTGGTTGCTTAGTATAAACCTAAAAAAGTGACAGTTGAAACAAACTCAATTGGCAATATATATTTTGGTTTGCTTAGAGACGAATTAAAAATGCGAAAGGTTCCGTTAATTGGGTTTTACACAGATAATATCAGTAAAGATAAGATTATTTCTAAGTTGCAAGTTGCATTTCAAAATAACAAAATTTTGATTTATACTGACTACGAACTAATGGATGAATTGCAATATTATGAGTTAACTTATAGTAAAACTGGGAAACGCGTATTTAATGCTAAAACAGGACACCACGACGACTTGATAATGAGTTTGGCCATTGGTTTTAATTCGTTGACTTCTGGAAACTATGATGTTTGCTAAAATAAATATAAAAACAAAAAATTATTTTTCATTTGAACAAAAGATTATGACGTGGAACGATATTACATATAGACAATTGCTTGATATTAGAGAAGCTGCTAATATTGAAGATGAAAATGAACGTGTGTATGCAATTATGGAAGCTGTTTTTGGTGAAGATGTTTTAAATTTGCCATTAAAAGACTTCAATGAACAATGTAAAGAATTGTAGTTTTTACAAAAACCAATTCCAAATGATTTGCATATAAAAACTATTAAAGTAAACGGAAGAGAATATTATTTTGATGGGTTGCTTGGAAAAATCACCACTGCCCAATATATTGACTTCCAAAACTACCAAAAAAATGAAGATGAACAAAAAACATTTTCAGTTTTCATTATTCCTAAAGGACACACATATAATGATGGATATGATATGGAGCAAGTTTTTAATGATATATTAGATGTGCCAGTACCTATTTTATACAGTGCAAGTTTTTTTTTCATTCGGTAGTTCGAACTATTCATTAGAATTTTCCGACGTTATTCAATCAAATAGATGAAGAAGACCGGACTACCGAAGGAAGTGATGGAGAATCTGGAGAAAATAGTGAACTTGTCAACAGAGATGATGATAACCCCTTTGGAATCTTTCCATTCGTAATGACTTTTGTAGAAGTCACAAACCACACTTTAGAAGAAGCAATGAACTATGATGTTGCCACATTATTTTATGTAGTCAGCTATTAGGTGATGGTTAACAAAAAGAAGGAAGAAATGATAAAGAAAATGTAGAAACGATAATGGAACAAACCACTGAAATAAGAAATATATGTGAACAAATTGCTTAGGTTTACAGAGATAAAATGAGCAATGCCGGGTATGATTCAAATGGTGAACTAATGAAGTTTACTTGGGTGACAGAATATAATGGGAATTTGTTTGAATTGTACTTCAATCTTCCGGACTATTGGTAGTATGCTGAAAACGGTAGAAGACCTGGAAAGTTCCCTCCACCTGATGCAATACTAAAATGGATTTAGTTTAAAAGAATAGTCCCTAGCAGTCACTCTGGTAAAATCCCGACTACAAACCAATTAGTTTATTTAATATCAAGAAAGATTGCATTAAATGGGACACAAGGTAAACATTTGCTTCAACAAACTATAGACGAAACCTATGATACTTTAGTTGACAGATTGGTTGAAGCTATTACAAACCAAATAGAAAATGAATTAGAAAAAGATATAGAACAAATATGAAAAGTTTATCAGATGATATTACAATCAAATTGCCTACTACTGGAATGGCTGAAGGGTATGTGACAACAAAAATTTATGCCAATGGAAATGTTGTATTTACTGGACGTTCATATATACCGGGTGATGACAGCTCATTAAACGTAAATGTTAACGATATTGCTGTACAAAACCGTGGTAAAGATGATTATTTGAAACTTAATGATGATGGATAGGTTGAAACAGTTCCATTAGTTAACGATACATTTGGCGCTTATTCATATCAACGAAGATGGAATAGAGGACAAGTTGGAAATTATAAAGTTAATATAACAGACAATAATAATACATATGAAGATTCTGAATATGTGCTTACTGGTTATGACTACCAAAATAGAGATCTAAAACCTACTTCAATGGATGAAGAAGATTCTAGTTTATGTAGAATTATGCAAGGATGTGACTGGATTTATAATCACGATGAAGAAATTGGTAACTTTTATAATTTATTGTTACCTCATTACCCATTAAAACAAACAAATAAATATGGGTTTGGACTACAAATAGATGCAGGCAATACACCATTATCAAGCCCAAACACACCATATTCATTAAGACGTGATATGGGTCCAGAAGTAGAATTAGGTTCTCCAATATATGGTTTTTCAAATACTACATTTTTAACATTAAATGATTTAATAAATGGGATAACTGGTTCAGATGATAATGATTCAGATGTTTCTATTTATTTAAAACAATCTGGAGTTTCAGAAGACGAATTTGGTGACTGGGTAGAAGGCTACATACGATATCCAGGTGAAGTCAAACTAAGTCATTTTATACAAAAACAATATGGTAGTTCAGGAGATCCACGCACACGTATAATTTCTAGAAATAGTCCTAAAGAATTTCGATTATCGATAGACGTATATAAACAACAAGGAGCAATACAATTAGAAATACCTCAAGAATTTTATAATTTAAATGAATGGAATGCAGCAAATATCACTAATTATCCTGACACTATAATTTATAATTATACATCACGCACATCTGAAGAAAATACACAAGATGTTTTGGATGAATATATATCATATTATTCAGAAGTAACAACAAATGAAATACTTGACAAACGATTTACATTAACTCCTGTATTTTCATCTTCAACTTCTACTATTGACGTACCAGATATATATTATGGAACTTGTCCAGTAGCAATTTTAGACAGATGTTATTCAAGATACTACTTAGCTTGGAATGATAGATATGGTGATATTCAATCGCAGCCATTTGATGGTAAAATAGAATACACCGAAGACACTCAAAAGACTGAGATAAAGGATTATAAAATGAGACGAAGAGTGATTAACAATGAACTGCAACCTAAATGGAAACTAAATACTAAATGGTTGAGTGAAGATATATATCCAATATATGAATCAATTTTCACAAGTCCGTATTTATTACTTTATGATACACAAACTGATAGAAGCTGGAATGTTATTTTAGCTGATAATAAATATACTGAGAAAACATATAAAAATCAAAAAGCATTGTTCAACTTAGAAATAACAGTTGAAGCTAATACAAAAGAAAATCGAATTTTTTAATAAATGAAAACATAGTTATTCATAGAAAACCAAGAAGTAGAGTTGACTGATGACGTTCAATTCTTACTTAATAAACAATTTGAAGATGTTACTGAACCAACAGCTATTATAAATGATTGGAGCAAGACTGTTTCTATTCCATTTTCTGAATCTAATAACAGATTATTTGGTTATATATACAGACCAGATAGAATGATAATTGGTAACGGGAATGCAGATTCATATAAATTAATGAATATGTATTTTGATCCAACTAAAAAACTTGACTTCAAATTAGTTTATAATTCATTTTTAATGATGAGCGGTTATGCTAAAATGAATGAGATTAAATAGACCGATGGAAAAGGCGTTTATAATATCACTTTATTTGGATAGCTTGGTAATGTTTTTCAAGAAATGAAGAAAATTACGTTTGATACTACTACTGATAATACGGATTATTTGATACATGGTGAGGATTATGTAAGTGAATATATAAACCAGAATATAGTATTGAATTCGTGGAGTTCTATAAGTCAAAGAAGTAAAACAGTTAAAAAGAAAGGCGAACTTGAATATAATCTAACAGATATAATAGGTTTTGCGCCAAATAATAGTTTTTCAGAAGGTTTTAACTATGATACTTATCAAGATTCTGCAAATTCTTCAAAACTGTTCACTGAAAACTTAAAGAACGCTGATTTTCAAACTAAAACAGGTATTGAACCTTCTGCAATAATACCTAATGGAATGTTACCACGTGAAATAGGAGAATATAGAAGTTATTTGCAACTTCCGTTTATTTATTGGAATAAATTATTTCAAATATTTCAAGCGAAAGCCGAGGAAGTAACAGGATATAAGTTTAAGTTGGATGAAACTTGGTTTAATTCCTGTAATCCGTATTGGTATAATTTAGTCTATATGCTAAAGCCATTTAACACTAATAAGACAGAAGGCGCTACTAATTATTATAATCCACATATTTACAATGCAACTTGGACTGGTAATACTAACACTAATGTTCAAGAAAGTTATATCATAATTCCAACTACAAATGAGACGTTTAATTTAGTTGAAGATTTTGATACATATCCTTCTAAATTTGTAATTACAGATAAAGATGAAGTGTATGTGAACTACTCACTTGGATTACAATTATTTGATAAAGGCACTTCAGATCCATATTCATTAAGATTGAACATATATAACTATGTAAACATTAAAGTAGATTTTCTTGACTCAAATGATAATATAATTAAGACTGAAAAATATGCTATCTGTGACTATGAATGTATTTATATGGATGAAATAAGAAGAAATTACAAACAAGAAAACATTTTAACCTATAATGAATTAACAAGAACAGGTGAATATCCAAATAGATTAAGATATATAACCATCAATCCAACATTTACTTGTATATTAAAAGCATATAAAGGTTTAGAATATAAGTTTAAAATTTCTTCTAATTGGATGTATGGAACATATAGATTTATGAATAAGTACGCACCAAGTGATAGTTATGTCGGTACTATTCCTGAAACAGAATTAAAATACTCAAACAATAGTTTGATTTCCGCACAATTATCATTTGAACGAAGAAGCAATTCCTACTTTGTTTTAAATGATTTGTGGAATAATGAATATAATATTTTTAATGAGGTTTTGAAGTACTGCAAGAAGTTTAGATTATTGTTTAAAGAAGATGTTTTTAACAAACAGATAGAAATTCTTACGTTCAGCAATTATTTTAAGAACTATTCAATTATTGATTGGACAAATAAAATAGATAAAAGCAAAAATTTCGACATTAAACCAATTACATTTGAAAACAAGTATGTACTATTTAATCACATAGACAGTAATACAAATTTAGGAAAACAATACAAAGAAAAGTACGGTTTGAATTATGGTGATTATAGAGTTGTAACAGATTATAACTTTAACAGCGAAACTAAAAAATTATTTGATAATATAACCCCATCAATTATAAATACAGATAATGTTTTATCTTGGATTAATTTACGTGATTATTTCAGTATTGTTTATAGTTTTCCAAATGAAATCTATGTGTATAACAAAGATAAAGATAACAAACAAGTTGATATATTTGGCGCATATTTCTTTCATAATGGATTATCGTTATTCAGTAAGGAAGAAGCTTTACACTTAAACGAAGTTTGTGTTAGTGATGATACAGAATTTCAGGATAACAATAACACATATTTTTATTCAAGAAACATTAATAGTGTGCCAATTGAAACATATCCAAATCTAGATATTGTAAAAGATAACCTTATAAATACATTCAATATACCTAAAGAGAACTACACTTATAATAATAACTATGCTAATAAGGTAGGTATATACGACAATTTCTGGGAAAGATATATTGATGAGAGATATAATATACAAAATAAGATTATTACATGTTATATATTATTGAAACCCAGTGAATATAATCAATTTGAATGGAACAAATTAGTTAAAATAGGAAATCAACTATGCATAGTTAATAAAATATATGATTATAACATTGAAAGTAATCAGTCAACTAAAGTAGATTTAATTACTATTCAGGATATTAATGCCTATACTGATGATTCATATTTTGATTCAATAGATAGATTGGATTTACATATAAATGGAACATCTTATTTTGGTGGTGGTATTATGAATAACCCACGCGTTTTAGGGACATTTGATGCTGTTACTAATGTGACATTTGCAAATGCAAGTAAAACATATATTGCTAACAATGTTAAGTTTACCATAGTAGGTGATACAATATACTATCAAAATATAGCAGAATATCTGGATGAAGAAGATATAGAGTTTACAGTTACATTACATAATGAAAACTATACTGCATCATTTAATTGTGTTAGATACTCAACTTATCCATATCCTTGGATTATCATTGAAGATAGTAATGGTAATGAAGTTTCAACTATTCAACCGGGTTCACGTGTTTATAAATTTAAATGGCACGGTACTGCAACTGAAGGATTAGATAACAAACCGACAATTGTAATTGAAAATCACGGTACAGGATCTGCCACTATTGGAAATGATTGGGTTGAGAATTGGATTATGGTTCCAGTTGAAGGTGGAGATGAATATTTCAGAAATGAATATGAAGTCACTCTTAATACTAATATGACAAACTATAGTGACACATATCTTAGATTTATTGTAACAGATAAAGCAGGATGGCACGAAACACGTGATTACTATATTTCTTTATAAAAATTTATTTTTCATTTGAACAAAACTATAATATAGAATTATGGCAGTAAAGAAAAAAGTCGTTGAAATAGATACTTAGCAAGCTGAAACTTCGGTTAAAGATTTGAGAAACCAACTTAAACAATTGAAAGATACAATGCTTTCAACTGAACAAGGAACCGAAGAATATAATAATGCAATGAGAAAAGCCGCAGATATTATGCATACTCTTAAAGAACAACAAGAAGAGTTAAATGCATCTGCAATGGACTTCGGACAAATCACTGGTAATGTCGTTAAGGCAACCGGCGGTTTGGTTGCTGGTTTATAGGCGGCTAAAGCAACAATGAATTTATTTGGTGTTGAAAATGACGCAGTTTTAGAATCATTATAGAAAATGCAAAATTTAATGGCTATAACACAAGCATTACCAGCACTTGATAATGGTGTTAAAGCATTTAAACGTTTGGGGTTAGTAATTAAATCTGCAACTGCCGGAATGAATGGTTTTAAAAAAGCACTTTTGACATCTGGAATTGGTGCATTAGTAGTTGCACTTGGATATATTGTGTCTCATTTTGAAGAAATATCAAAATGGCTTGATGAAGTGACTGGTCAAACTGATTTTCTTGGAACGGTTGCAGATGCTGTAGTTGGTGGTTTAAATGCTGCTTGGGCTGGATTAGTACAAACTATAAAAGCAGTTGGAAGTTCAATAGTAACATATATTACTGCTCCATTTAAATCTGTCTGGGCTGCAATTCAGGCCTACACTTCAACTGAAGGCGGTTTTGTAGATAAATTAAAAGCTGCTGGTAAGGCAATGAAAAATGGCTTTGTTTCAGACTGGAAAGATGTTGGTAATGACTTCAAAAAGATTGGTGAAGTTTCAGCTAATGCATATTAGGAAGGATTTAATAAAAACCGTGCAAAACGATTGGCTAAAAACGAAGAGGAAGCTAAAGAAATAGGTGCTGCAAGAGGTAAAGCAAAAGCAGAAGCAGAAGAAGCCGCATATAAAAAACGTTTACGTGATATTGACACACAAGAACGTGATGAAATGTTGAAACTTCAAGCAATGGGCTTGAGTTATGAAGAATATGTGGCTAAAAAGCAAGAATTAGAAGATGAGTTTACTAAGAAACGTATTGAAGCTTTACAAAATATTTTAGACACTGAAACTACGTTAACTGAGCAAGAAATTGCATCATTAAAAGATGAGTTAATCAAACTTCAAGATAGTTTATATAAAAAACCAGAAGAAACTAAAACTGCTTCTACTGAAGAAAATCTTCCACCTGAAGCACTCACAGCAAAACAAATCAGTGAAGCAATAAATGCATCTGCTTTAGCTCTTAATGATTTTAGTGATAATCCAGCTTGGGGTAACATATTAAAGAATGTTGCTACTTTAACTGCTAATTGGGACACATTACACGCTCAAATTAAAGAAGGTGGATCTAAAGCATTTACTGCTTATGCACAAATTGCAGCTACCGCATTATCTGCTGTTGCACAAATGATGAATGGACTTGCAGCTGAACAAGATACTTCAAATAAAGAAGGTTTTGAATCTGCTAAAAAGTATCAAATTGCGGGTGCTACAATGAGCATGTTAGCCGGTATTGCTTCTGCTTGGGCATCTTCAATGCAACTTATGTTCCCAGCTAACGTTATTATTGGTGGTTTGTTATCAGGTATGATGCTCGCAACAGGTATTGCACAAATTGCTAAGATTAAAAATACACAATTTAATGGTGGCTCTACTTCTGGTTCTTCTGCTACTCCAAATACTAGTGCAGTTGCTTCAATTCAAGCACCAGTTCAATATACACAAGATGTTCAAGGTGCTTCTATAGAAGGTGCAATCAAAGATACTAGAGTTTATGTGACTGAAGGTGATATTTCTTCAACTCAAAAAAAAGTTGACGTTGCAGAATCAGAAGCACGTTTCTAAATGAAATAAATATAAAAACAAATATTTTTCATTTGAACAATTATGATATACTTAGACAATAATATTATATTACCAAATTTATTAGGCATTGACTCTTCTAGTTACAAATTAGTTATGCACAATAATGTAACCAATGAAAAAATCACTCTGGATGCATCAAATATAAGTGATAATGAATTATATTATACCTTTAGTATTGATGCATCAGGGATGGCCTAGAATGAATACACGATAACTTTATATGATAATACTGATTAGTGTTTAGGCACTTTCCTTGCTCAAAAGGGAATTTCAGAATATAAAGACGTATCTGCATTTATAAATGACATGCACTATATACAATTTGATTGAAAATTAAATCATTGAATTATGAAATACTATTATATAGACATAAATGATAATGAACTTGGTTTGCAAGCTATTTCTTTAGTTGATAAACCTGCAATAGAGCAAGATTTTTTGTTATTTAGTGATGAACATATTTGTTTCGCTAAAGATGATGAAAAGCAAATCATTTCAGGTCCAGCTTTGATAGCAGAAATGCCTATTTATAGACGTAATGCTAAAGGTGAGGAATTTTACGTTGTATTCAATAAAGAAACTATTGCAAAGTTGGTTGAAAGATACAGTAAAAATGGTTTATTTAATATTGTCAATCTTCAACACGACCATAGTTTGTTTACTGAAAATGCAATCTTAGTTGAATCTTACTTTATTGACAAAGAACGTGGAATTGCACCTAAAGAATATGGAAGTTTGACAGATGGATCTTGGGTGGTTTCATTTAAAATCGAAGATAAAGATTTATGGGAACAAATCAAAAATGGAAATGATTTGAATGGTTTTTCTGTTGAAGTTGCCGGACACTTAGTTGAAAAATTTGAATCAGAAAAACCCGATACTCCGGAAGATGAAATAAATAAATTGATAGATGAAATATTGGAAAAATGATAATCCATATATTTTTCATTTGAACAAAAATTAAAATCATATATGATGAATAGCAAACTTTTA